AGATAAAAAATATATTTTAATCTACAAAACATTTTCAGAAAAATTTTCGAGAAATTTTTAAAGAATTATTTTTAATAATTTCGTGTAAAATTTGTGCAAGTAGGTTTTAGGGGTTTGAATGGTGGGCATGGTTGTGGGTAGGTAATATGGGTATATTGATGGATATAGGGAAGGAGTTGGTATAGGTACCACTTTAGAAATTCGGAGGCCCCATACAGTCCGGTAGTTATTATCTGTATATTATCATATATAAAGGCCATTAGGTGACTAGCAAGCAATCCTACAATGCCCAGGGCCATGTATGGAGTCCTAAAGAACTAAGGCCTATGGGTCTGTAGTTAAGCCTATGGTAAGCCATAGCAAGTCCCATGATGGCCTAGAGTTAGGTTACATAAGAAAAGCCCAGTACCTAAGATAGGTATGGGCTTAGGTGTACCTAAGTTAGCGATTAGGCTTCTGCAATAATGGTAATGTATAATGAACCCAGATAAGCGGTATAGGCAGGCTTAGGTTGAGAACCATCATCGAATAGTAAAGGACATTCTGCAAGTATAGAGTTTATTTGGGCTCCTGTAAGAGTTCTATTAGAAAGTTCATAATAGAAATTATGTACTATACGACCGGGAGCTAGTTCTGAGCAATTATATGCCTTGAAGGTAAATTCTGGGATGTGTAGATACCCTTCGTCTATTAGGAATGAAAGATACTCAAGAACTCCTTTCTCATCTACCTGAGAATCAATGTTTAGGATTGCCTGGTTTTTAGTGAACCAAGTTTTAACCAAGTTGGGTTTAATACTACTCATAGGATATAGGATTTAAAAATTAATATTCTTGTTTATTATCACATTGCAAATATAATAATTTTATTTTAGATATGCAAATCCTAATCAATTTTTATAAATCCTACTGAGGCCTATAATAGATAATGTACTATAGCTCTAATACTATAAATACGTATCTCTCTATCAGTACTCTCTCAAAAGAAGTATCTCTTCTAGCAATCTAAAATTTCTTTTTAACTAACTACAAGGGCCATTAATAACATAGTTACTAGTTTTTAGGTACCTTGAAAGCCTAAAAAATACCTCGGATTTATTAAATTTAGGGGCCCCAATCCGACAAAAAAGTACCTAATTTTATATAAAAAGGTACCCCAAATTATTGCCAAATCCTACAAATCCGATTGCCTTTTTATATACATATATTATATAATAAGCGGCCATTAGGGGTCTAGGATTTATCGGATTTAGGTACCCATAGGGGCCTTAGTTGTGGGCCTTTTAGGCAATGGGTCATAATGACCAAAGGCTGTGAGACATATGTGTTAGATAGCTATAGAGTATAGTGGTTGTATAGTGATAGGGGGGCTAGGCCTAGAAGTTTGCCTTAATCCCAACACCCCCGGAAGGCCTTCAATATTATATTAGTTATATGTATATTGATTATATGATTGGTGATATTAGGTGTGTGTATTATGTAACATAGTTAGGCCCAGTATGATTTTGTTTATTGTTCATACTGGGCTTTAGTATTTATTTTGATATTTGTTTTGTTTGGTGGGTTAGTAGTTTGGTATTCTTAGGATTAAGGTCTCTAATAGGATTAATAGGATTATCTGTAGGCCTTGTAGGATTAAGTATATGTATTTTTGTTTGTTGGTGGGGTACTTTATTTGATGGTATATCTTATCCCTGTAGGTTAATGATAACCAGGTATATAGGATTACTGGGATTAGTAGTAGGGTTTTCATTTCCTTTTCTGTTTTAATTTGTTTTGGGTACGTAGGTGCTTGTTGAAGGTTGCACCTGAGTCTGTGTAGTAATTGGGGTTTGGTTTACCTGGAGTAGGAAAGTGTTCATTCCATTTATCCTGGTGAGGTATGTATACTTGGTTCTTGGATTTCTTTTTCATTTTGTTTCTCTGTTTAGTAGGGTATTTTTGAATCCAATTGGTATAAGCTCTTGGGTTTCTATGGTTACGGAGTCGAAGTAATTCTTTATACCTTTTATGTTTTTGAATTGTAATACTCCTCCATCGCCATAGGTAGCATTTACTTGGTTTATAAGGTCCTGATAAGCCTTGTCTTGGTTATCTTCTAGTGAATGGTATATGTCTTCTACTTGATTACCCTCTATGATTATTAAGGTTGTGATTTTTAGTTTCATTTTCCGTAATGTTTTAGTTCTTGGTTATACTCTGGGTATTTGTTCTCGTAGTAGTCATAGAGATAAGTGTATTCGTCATCTCCTGACCAGCAGTCAAGGAAGTAATCGTATTGTTCCTCGGTAGCTTGGGATGGATGTATTCCCAATGTATACTTGCAGTAGTGTTCCCATACCGTTTTAGGTTGGAATTTATTGGTAGGAAAAGCCATGACTACTAGAGCCATGGCAATTGATGTTAGGATTATAAGTTTAGTTCTCATTTGATAAAGGATTTGAAAAGGTTAATGGTTTTTTCGGTGAAAGTGTAAAGAGTTTCCGGTTTTTCGAGGAAGTTAATGTAGTAATCAATGAGTTCGGCATGTTCTTCCTCGTTGAAGTTATCCTTGTAATGTTGGAATTTTTGCATGATAAGTGGTTTGTATTTTTCCTGTTCAAGGATAAGGGTTGCACCGTAGAGTACCATGTCTACTTCGTCTACGTTATAATCGAAGTATTGGTCATCGCAGCCTCTGAGTAAGTCCATTTGATTGAGGATTTCCATTAAGTCGAGTTCCAAGGATTCCTTATCGGCATATGTATATACCCAGAGCATTTCGAGTGAAAAATCCGATATTTCCTCGTAATGTGGGTCATCCTCGGCAATTTCGAAGTCATATGTATTTTGGGCATGTGACATAGGCATTTGGCCTTGGATAGAGATAATGTGAAATGGATTTTGTGCAATTATTAATGCAAGGATTGATGTTGAATTTAATGTTGTCATGATGTTATAAGTTTTATGGAGGGTAGTGAGCCCTCCTGGTTAATGTTAAGCAAGTTGATTGTTAAATGTGGTTTGGTCATCTGGGTCAGGCCAACCCATGGATTCCTCCATGTATTCGGTAGTATAATCGATAATGGTTGCAGCATCGTCTTTGTTAATTGTAGCAACCTCGGATTCGATTTCCCGTTGGATTTGGTCGTAGTGATAAACAAATGACCTCCGTATACGTGCAGCAATGCCGGGGTATTTTTTAAATAATTCGATTAATTTACTTTCTTCATTCATAACGTCTATTTTTAAATGTTTATGCAAATATAAGAATAATATTTTAAATATGCAATAACCTTGATTACTTACTGAAGCCTTATAAGGTCAACTATTTCGATGGAAGAGTATGGCATACCTATAAGTTCTGAGATTATTCTTTTGGTATGATATACATGAAGGTGGTTGGGATTTAGTTTTACCCTTGGGAATATTAGATATGGCCTTAGTTCTTCAGTTCTGTAAGTGATTATAAGTTCCTCACAGAATTTTTCGTTTTGACAATCGAAGGATACTAAGAATTTAGACTGTTCTAGCATATTATTAATATTAAGCAATGAGTATTCTCATAAGTTAAAGGTTCTTCGCTAGTAGGATGGGAGGATGCACCCATTATTAGGATAATTCCTCCCATGACTAAGATAAGTATAATGTTAGGCTTCATGTAATTCCTGATAGGTTGTACATAAGTCCTCGATTAGGTCCTCGATAGTATCCTCCCAGGAATCGTACCAGTCAAGGTTATATTCCCCGGTAAATACGAAAAATACGTCTCCGAATATTAGCCGGACTGTTTTATCTGTAAGATCCTCATCCTCGTCATATAGTTTGTTTTCGGTTTCATTATCCAAGTCCTCGTCTCCATCGAGTATATCGGATATTTCTGATAAACGTTTGAGATATGAGTTAAGAGTTTCAAGGTCCTCTTGGGAACGTGTCTCTTTAAATTTAAGATAAGTTTTTGACTGTGACATAGTTAGGCCTCCTCTGATTTTAATGGTTCGGCAATTACTGATAAGAAACCTTCAGGGTATAATGTATATAAGATACGGTACCCGGGTTCATGTGGTGGTAAGAATACATTAAGTATATTCCTGAGCAATGGATAAAGTTTCCATTGGTTATCCTCTAGAAATTGATTCCATTCGGCTTTTTCTGTATCATAGTTAGCTGATAGTTGAATATGGAATCTTGGATTTTCCTCGGATAGAGGAGTAAATACGTTGGTGACTACCTCGATTTCGTTTGATTCCTTTTTGTATTGGGTAATTGGATACCAGATACCTTCGTTTTTCCATTGATTGAGCTGGAATATGGTCATCCCAGATTCAAGTAAGTTGGTGAGTTTGTAAAGATTAACCATGTTGTTGTCTATTTTAAAATGAATAATATATTTTATTTCTCACTACAAATGTAAGAATAATAAATAATATATGCAAATATAACTGAGGTAGAGGCAGGCTCTGTATGAATTAGAGTCCTGCCTCTTGGGTAGATATGAAAACAACTGGTTAATCGTCATTAAGAGAATCCTCATCAAGGATTTCATTTGATAGTTCGTGAAGAAGTTCTACCCGGTATTCTTTTGGTAGGCCATCTATGGTTCCCTTGATTTTCTCTTTTAAGACTCCTCTAAGGGTATCTTGGTATTTTTTAACAAAGGTAATAGCCGAAATTGGTACTGGTATAAGTATCCTCATTTGTGTAGTATTATTACATCTGTCAAGTAATTCCGATAACTCTTTGCGGTTTTCCAATGAATGTTGAATAACCATGGCGATTACATCTGGTTGTTGAACATCAGTACAACCTGAAGCATAGCGTACAATTCTATCAAAGGTTGATTCTGTAATGTCAAAGGGCATACCATTTAAGAAGGGTTCCCTGAAGTCAGGGTCCATTGTTTCTGTTTCTAAAATAGCTCTGATTTTCATAATTCTACTTCTCCTATTCCGTTACTTCTCCTATTCCGTTAGCAAGTAAATAATCGTAGTACAAATGTACGTTAGTATCTCCGTAAGTCCTAATATAGGATTCAGCATCCTCTGGGTCTGCTGAGACCCAGGGATATTCTTGTATCTGTGCCTTATGTAACTGTAAGGCCAGAGATTTTAATTCTTCTTCGTTCATGATATTCTGAAGTTAAGTTGATAAACCCAATGATTTTTATCCAGCTTGGTGAATGAGATAAAGATACCGTCACCATCGGTAAAATTTTGCATAAATCGTATGCAGCCATCGGCAATGATGTTTTCTCTTGGTCGGTCTACTGTAACCAGGCTTTCAAATGTAAATGTATAATAGCAAGTTTCGTATACCCAGATTTGATTGATATCAATGCAAGCAAGTTGATAGTTATCGTATAACTTACTAAGTAACTCGTATAAGTTAGCCTTTAGGTTTTCCTTTTCTCCATTACAGAGGGAGAAAGTGTTTTTGTTAGCAATGAATCTTTGAAGTACCTCTTCTAAGTTCTGGATGGAGGATTTAGATGTTGTTGTTTTCATATTTTTATTATTTAATTATTACACTACAAATATAAGCATTTTATTTTAAATATTACTTTATTCATGCAATTATTTTAATATAGCTGAGGTTCTACATACAAGAAAAGGCAGTTGGATTGACTGCCTTTTGATTGATTTGTTAACTCTGATAAGAAGGTTTCTTCTTTTTGAATGGCTTTACTTCCCGGGTAACTTCTTGTTTGTAGAAAGCATCGATATTGGAATGAAGCATTTCTATAGTCTCCTGGGTTATGGTATCCTTTGAGCTACAAAGAGTATCATATATGGTTTCCCATAGTTCATTAACCAGATGCTTTTTAATGTCTTCTTTGACATCGGATTCTGGTTCAAATTTGATAGCAACTGTAACATGGTCAATGGTATCTCCTTCTAGGAGAAGGCCTTTGAATCGAGAAATGTCATCAGGAGCATTTAGGTTATCGTTCAAGAACCTCTCTATGCACATATCGCCTCGCATTAATTGTGAGGCATGTTCTGCTGAGATAGGGAATTCCTCTATGCCGAACATAGAATTTTCATTGTCTTCTGAGGTAAATACGATTTTTAGCATTATATTTTTGTTTTTAAACGGTTAATTACTTCTTCGTAGAATTGATTTATGAACTCAGGTTCAGGAGTTGAAGAACCTGGGTTAAGTTGTCTCCAATGGAATCTCACGCTGTTCTTAATCTCAAGAGCAAGATTATTAGCAGCTAAATCAAAAGCATCGTTGTATTGAATAATCCGTAAGAGGTTCCTTACACATTTGCTAGCATCTCCTAGAGGTACTTTCTGTTCAATCATTTCGAATCCGTCCTCGTAAATCTCTACTGTATCAATGTAAATGTCATCAATATGGTTAAGAGAATTGATTAAGTCTGGAGTAGTAACTTCTTCCTCATCTCCCAATTCGTTAGCGATTCTGAAGGCTTTGATAAAGGCATCTAAGATTCCCTGCATATCGGGGTCCTGTTCCTTAAGTGGAATACGTCTAATGATTCCAACTTGTTCGAATGATAAGTAATACTTGGTTTGCATAGTTATAAAATTTTGATAGATTATTAATTCATGTACAAATATAAAAATAATATTTCAATCTGCAAACAAATTAATAATCTATCTTTAAATTACTGGGGTAGAGCCCGGAATCTGTTTAAGTCCCAATCGTACTTTCTGTCTCCCTTATTAGTAAATACCCAAAGGTAATGGTCTTTGTATTCCTTTGATATGGTATTATACTTAGAGGTCTGAATGATGATACGATTTGGTTCGTATTCAAGTAATTCTGCATGTACTGTAGATACATGATGACTTTCAAGATTAAGTTTGGCCTTGAAGTCTTTAAGGAACTCATCCCGGTTTACACCATAGTTATCTCCCACGAATTTAATGTAATCGTCCTCTACCTGTTCTAACATGGTAGATACCTTGAATCTAAACTTGTTCATCTTTGTTATTTTTAAGGGTTCGTAATTTCTCTTTGAGTTCTTCAGCACATCTTTCAAGGATATTACTTACTACTACCAGGCAATCTTCATCTACAAATGACATAATGATATCCATACATTCATCAAAGTAGTTTCCGATTGATTGAGGATTATTCCAAAGTACATCCCAGTTCTTGCAATAATTAAACCGGATAATATCTACGTATTCATTTACTGATACCTTACTATCTGGTAAATATGGATATACCTTTGAATACATAGATTTAAAATTATCCTCAATCTCCTCATTCAATCTAAACTCTTTTGGTAGAGCCTCATAGTAAGACATATCTGGAATGTAGAATTGGTAAGCAAAGTCTTTATCTGTCTGTGCCTCAATTCCCGGGTATGAATTAGCAAATAATACTGGTATTTTATAGAGCAATAAGTCTGGTACTCTATCATATACCTTGTAATGGTCTTGGTATTCTTTGTACGCATTAACATATACCCGGTCATCATATATATGAAGTTCATTGAGTATCGTTTGAACTCTTGAATGAAAATCTTCTAACTCAAAGTGCATGGCAATGTTAAATGTATCTTCCATACCTTCTAACTTTTGTAGAGTAATAAGTCTGCGGCTTTTAATTACTCTGATTTTCTTTTTCTTTCTGAATAAGTTGAACATGTGTTAAAATGTAAAGTTAATATATACGTCCTGAGAACCTTTCATGAATTTCTCATGGTTGGTATCATCGAATTTAAAGCAAGAATATTTGCCTAATGAGCGTTCATATTCTCCTCTTACCTATACTGGTGCAGTAGTAGTGGGTTTAAGTTTAAAGTAAGTACCCTGATTGATATTCTTAATCTTGGTCTTTTTACATTCGGGGTCTAATGTTTCCATATATTTGTCTATTTTTAAAATTGATATGCAAATATAATACTTTTAAATTTAATATGCAAATCCGTATATACACAACTGAGGCCACCATTAATAGGTAGCCTCTAAGTTATTTTCTTTTGTTTAGGAATGATGCAGCAAGGGATGTATCTTCTTCTGCTTCTAGTATTTCATCATCCTCTAAGTACCTATCCATCTCTGGGTCATAAGAATCGGTATCAATCCTCATTTCAATCTCCCTACGCAATTCATGGTGTTCTTTAGAGGATAATTCCATAGCAGCCTTATAGTTATCTGTAATTTGATTGAGTTCTTTCTTATTAAGATTAAGGCCCTCCTTGGACGTATCTACTCCCTCTTGCTTAGTTGCAACTACTTCAGGCAATGAATTGATATCGTATTTGTCCTCTAAGAGTTTTGCTTCTTCAGTTTTAGTAAGTACCTTTTGAGATTCTAATACGATAGTTCTTGCTTCCTCTATCGAGATAGTATTCTCAGCATTGAGATTATTCTGTTGATTGAACTGATTGAAGATATTAGTTGTATTGCCTCCAGTAAGATTACGAATGATTGATTGTAATGATGTAGAAGATTCCAACTTAAGCTTCAATGTCTTATTAACCTCGGCTGAAATGAAAGGAGTATATTTACCTCCTTGGGAATCTCTTAAGATTTGCAACTGGTGAGATATCTCCATTCTATCCTCTAATGCCCATGCTAATTGTTCTCCCAGTAACGCGTTAAGTAATTCTTCCTGTTTATCTTTATCCCATATTCTAGAAGACAATAACCTATCTCTCATGAATACTCGTACATATTCTATATCAATCCCTAACCTATTAGAGAATGAATTGATATCATATGTTACTCCGCATAAAACCCCATTACCCATTAACCATTGATTAATAAGGTAATTCTGTACCTTGACCAATGATTCCTCTTCGTGTGTCTTCTGGTATTCTAAAGCCATTGCAGTAGTACCCATAGGACGAGGGAATCTTATTATTTTATCTTCTTTTGCCATATAAATAAGCCTTTCTTATATCTTTAGATTCATCATATCCTACTAGCTCTAACTTATAACATACATAGCAATTAATACTAAGGTTATAGAAATATGCCTTATAGGTTTTCTTTTTCACTGCCAAATTAAAAGAATCACCAGAGACATAATCCCTGGTGAAAATTAATTTATCACATTTGCCTATCGGAATACTAAGGCAAAGTTTCCAATCCTTGGCAATAAATTTATTGCCGTGAAGGTCTAGGATTTCCTTTGCCATGACTTCCCTTTTTATAGGTAGATTGTTTTTTGTCTTGTTCATTGAGGTATTCCTTCTTCCTTTTTTCAATGAACTGTTGGATATCTGGGAACATCTTTGCTCTTAAAGGTACTACCTGAGTAGCAAAGAAAGCATTCCATAGGTTCTGTGTAAATCCTTCACCTACCTTAAGCTTGGATATTGCCCAGAATTTACTTTCGAAATTCTTAATGATTTCCTTGAACCGATAATAATATAACTTATGAGTCTTAGGGTTAATGCCAATGGTAGTAGTTTGGCAATAATCTAGAAACTCTTTACCCAATTCGGAAATAAACTCTTCCCTTTTAAAATCGTAATTCTCTTGGTCGAGTTTAAATAACTTTACGTAATCTATTGCTTCCATATATTTACTCTTTAATTGTTTCTAAAGGATAAGCCTTTAGTGTTACTTTCTTGGTTGCATCCTGGACCTGAAATAAATATCCTCGGTAATTATCCTCATAATAGGAGGACCAGATTGCTTCCTTTACCCTGTACCAATCTAAAGTCTTGGCACCTTTGGGGATTCCCGTGATTAATAACATGTGAGGGTTTTCTCCCACTTGAATGTTAAAAATATCCTTGCCATCAAAGTTACCTATTACTACATAGTCCGGAAAGGTAGGGTATTCCTTTAATTTAGGGTAAGGTACACCCAAACTATCTACTATGGTTTCAGGCTCTATGATTTGATCCTGAAATCGGATATTTAGTTTCGATTTACCTATGTATAGGTCTTTGACTATATTCGTGAACATATGTAGATTATTATATGGGTTATACCTTGGTCCTTGAAGTTATTTAGGTTAGTTGCCTTTTCCTCAAGTTTCCTTAGTGTCTTTCTAGAATCTGTACAGATTCTTCTGGTTGGATTTCTAACCAGCATCAGAATATTCTCTAGTGCAGGTTGCAAAGCATTAACTGGTCCTGCATAAAGTATCTCATGCTTCTTCCCACTAATTACATTGTACTGGGTTTTATAGGAATATTTACCTTTGATATAAACTACCTCAACCTTTTCTATTTCTTCTTTTCTTATGTTTCTTACCATAACCGTCTTTATTTACATAATCCGATATTTCGTCTAATTGTCCCAATATTAGTGCCTGCACAAATATAGATACAGGCCTGAAGAAGAAGTTTCTTATGTTACTGGTGTTAATATACCAATCGTATACAATAAAGAACTTCTTAATCTTCCTATGTTTAAGTGAACGTTGAACTAAGTAGGTTTTAACGCATCTCTTATGCAACTCCACCAACTCCTTGTTTTGCTTTAACATCTCCTTTGCGGAGAATATAGTGTAATCCATTTTTATACCTTTAGAAGGTTAATACAATGAGGAAGGTACTCTGATATTGGGTACCTTCCCTGAAAGGTAAAATCAAGCAACTTGTTCTGGCTTAAGGACTTTATTCCTGAAGTCCTCATATGCCTTGGCAGCTTTCTTGTATTCTTTGGAGTTTTGGTCCTTGATACGGAACATTTCCCGTTCAAGTCTGTGAAGTTCATTACGAGTTTGTTGTCTCCATTTCTTCCGGGCCAGTGTATCTACTACATCCTCTGGGTATACATATTTTACTTCCCGGTTGGAGATTACCTTTTCGATGATGGAGGGTTTCTGTTGTTTTTCAACATCTTTTACTACCTCTGCTTTTTTAGAGGTTTTCTTTGTTGGTTTGGGTTCTTCCGGAGTAACCTGAACCAATTTGGCACCTGCAAATTTCTTGGCAGCTTCCTGGGATTCTTCTACCAATTGAGCCTTAGTCTTTTTAGTTCCCTGGGCCTTAGTAGTTTTAGACTTGGATGTAGCATCCTTAATTCCTTCTAATTGTTGAGCAACTTTGTTACCGATAAGGTTAGCAACCTTGTTTTCATTCTTTTTCATAACGTCTATATTAAAAATGTTTATAAATGAATTAATTTCTTATCACATTGCAAATATAAGAATAATATTTTATATAGCAATAAAATAAAAAGAATATTTTTAAATAGCTGAGGTTAATCGGCTAAGAAGTCGAAGATCTCTGGAGCATAATCTATCTCGTTTTCTGGGTCTGATAAATATTCGTCCAGGTTTTCGTTATAATAATCGAGTTCTGATTTAGCCTTGGGAGCAGGTACAAAGGGTATACATTTTTCTGGATATTTCTCTGCAAACTTAATAGCATCTTGATAAGTTAACTTCTTATCAGTATAAAATTTAACCCATGTATGGGAGTATCCCACTCCTTTTCTAGTAACTTCGTATTGTTGATATCCAGAATTACTTATCTGGTAGATTTGATTCTCTGGAATGATTTCTATTTCTACCTGATATTCGTATATTCTTTTTCCGAGTTTGTTTGCCATTTCCTGAATTGAATCCATTAATGACTTAGGCTTATCTGCAAATGAGAAACTGTATTTAGTTTCTGGTACATCGTTCTTTTTAAACGACGGAGCAGGACTTATCCTGCTTGCATCGGATGTAGGTTTTGAACCTATAGCCAATCCAATTAGTATAAATCCTGCTAACCCTATGATAGGTAATTTCTTAAGACCTGAGTTCATAGCCCGTGGTTTTAAACTTGTTTCTGATATTAGAAGAAACGTATTTACCCTTGGATTCTGCTAGGTGTAATTCATTGCAGATTTCTTTAGGTACACCATCATAACGGTAAACTTTGTTGCCTTTAAAAGCAATCCAAAGTTGTTTGTTTTTGGAGTCGTATCCGTAGCCTTCAACGTTTGAGGATTCGCAAGGAATCATTTCAACTCCAGTGTTCAATTCAACTGATTCTAAGTATTCGTTCTTGTCCATTTTAAATTAAATTATTAATGTGAGTTCAGGATGAAATTTATTGGTTTCTCTGTGTAATAGTTCCCATGCTCCGTAAACTCCTTGGGATAAATCATGTATCCATTCGTCTTCCATTTTGAATAGGATATGAGAACAGATGTATAATTGATATTCGTTCAGAGTCTTTATCAATTGAGGCATTTCGTATATCTCTTCGTAAATCTGAATATGATGATTGACTGAATCAAGCATCTCTTCATTGTTTATCTGTAACAACTTCCTGAGTAAATCGGGTTCTGTTGTAGTGATATTATTTTTGATATTAGTCAATGCCTCAATTTGAATCTGAGCAATGTTCTTTACTACCTCTTTGGTTTCTGCATCCATTTTTTAATATTTATTTTCGTTATACAAATATAAGAATTTTATTTTAATAAATAATACTCTTTTATTAAATACTGAGGTAGAGGATGTCTATCTAGAGATAGCTTCTTCGATTTTCTGTTTTACTGAGTCGGGGAATATTACATCTTTATACCATCTCATAAAGAACTTTGAAGGCTTTTTCTCTAGATTGAGAAGTAATTGTCGTTGTTCTGCAGAGAACTTTAATCGTTCTTCCTCGAGCATAAACTTGGGGAACTTTGTGAACTCTGCTTGAGAGAAGGATATGGTTTTCTTGCCAACAGAGGCCCTTAACGGTTTCTTCCTTTCTTTATAAAGGTACGGAACAATTTTCTTCGATGGTCCACCAAGGATACTAAAGCCGAAGATGACCATTGGGTCGAATTTATCTGCCTTGGGGTCTTTGGCTCGTTTGATACATCTTGCCATCCAGGAGTATGAGTTAGGATATTGCTTGTTGTCAGTGGCTTCTCCCACATCCTTACTGTTGAATTCGAATCCTGGGAAATGAAAAAGAAAGTCCTCTGTAAGAATAAAGACAAATCCCAATTCCCTTAAATACTTAATAATCTCTTGTTGGCTCTTACCTTCTTCAACCATTTTCTCTACATCTGCCAGAATATCTTCCCGAGGTGATTCAGTAAGTTGTTTACTACCAGTAGAGGGTCTTCCTCTTCCCACTGAGGGTTCTTTGATTGGTAAGTTACCTACAAGCTTATCTAAGTAATTCTTAAAGTTCTCGACATCTTGTTTATTTGTAAGAGTTACCTCTATTCTTATTGGTCCCTTATGTTGTACTTTTGGCCCTGAATTCATTTCTGTATACGCATCTACCAATCTATCTTGAATATAGGAACCATTATCTTCAAGTGTAGTGATACGCAGTTTGGGTTTATATGTTTTTTCTTCCATAAAGTCTTAGTATTAAAAAGAAAGGCCTGAACAAAAGTGATTTGCCAGGCCTTTACATCATTAACGAATACTTAATAAGATATGAGATTAATCTTCTTCTTTTTTGGCCTTCTTTTTCTTTTTATCTTTGGCCTTTTTGTCCTTCTTTGCAGGAGCAGCCTTTTCGGTGGCTTCTGCCTTTTCTTTCTTTTCCTTCTTGGGTTTTTCTTCCTTCGGAGCTTTACCGGCAGCCAGTCTTCTCTGTTCCATACGATATTTTTTCTTTTCATCAGAAGTCATTTCTCTGCCGTCGATGAGAGGATAATCGTATTTGGTAACTCGGCTGGTCGATTCCTTCTTTTCTTTTTTCTTTGAAGCCTTTTCGTCTTCTTTGGCTTTTTTCATTTTTACCAATTTGGCTTCATTCTTTAAATCCTTTTCAGGATACTGGGCAGCGACTTTGTCTCTTTCCTTATTGAGCTTATTCAAGAGTTCGGTAACCTTTTTACCATGTTTCTTGTCTTTTGACCAATCCTTTTGAGGGTCCAAGTTGTTCTCTTTGAGATAAGCATCTAATGCCTTTTTAGCCTTTGAAAGTTCCGGAGTCTTATTAACCGGTTTGTCTTTCTTCTTGTCTTTCTTCATGTTCTAAAATTTTTAAGTGGATTGAAATTTCCTTAGTAATTATCCATAGTTATAATATCCTAATCGAAGTAGGGATTTCCTTAATTTCTAGGATTTCTATACTTGCATTTTCAAGAATGGCTCCAAGTTCTAAGGCATCCTTTATCTCTTGCTCAGTAAGATTGACAAAAGTTTGTTCTGCAATCATTTCTCGTCCATCTGAATAATTAACATATTTAAACTTTACAGTACTGATAGTACCTTTTAGTTTTTTATCTAGCCTACCCTTAAAATCCTTAAGCCTACGTTTAAGATATTGAAGGTGAATAACATGGGTTTGATATTTACCTCTCTTATAAGGAGGAGTAACCTTAATCATATACCGAGTATATTCCATATCTTTTAATACGGCTTGAATACCCTGTATGATGGTTCTTAAATTCATTTCTTCCATGATGGTCTTGGTATTGGTTTATTTTCGATTGCCATTTCGGTTAGCATTTCTTTGGCTTCTTTAATAATTAATTCAGAGAGTTCCCTTTCTTCATTCGATAAGGGAGGGTCCATATCTTTATCTTCTAGTGCATTAGTATAATTCTGAATAAGATTATCTAATGCAAGGATAGTTATATTCTTTCTGATTTCTCTTTTGTCTTCCATAACCTATAAAATAAATAAAGCCTACTACCTTCTCAGGCAATAGGCTCCCAACATAATTTTTGAAATACTAATAAACTATGCAAACCATTAGCGATGTTCTCGCTAATAAGTAAGGGATAGAAGTTTAATCTTCGTCTTCGGCTTCCTCTTCTTCGCCCTTAGCCTTTTTAGCTTTCGGGTTACAGATAATACCGTGTCCTTTTTTGGATTTTACGGTTAGATTGCCCGGTACGAATGTTACGGATGTAGAAGTTGGTTTACCGTCGATGACCAGAACTGATGTTACCACCACTCCCTGATATCCTTCTTTGTTCTTTACTGCGTAACCGTAGTTCTGAACTTCGGATTTATCGTTGATTTTGATAACATCAATCTGCTTGCTGTTTGGACGTTGCTCTGCAGGACGGTTTTTCAAAGCTTCCATACGAGCTTTACGTTTTGCTTCTTTTTCAGCATCTTTTTCTTTGCCACCTTTCTTCTTGGTGTTTTCTTTTTTCTTAGTTGCCATAATCTTTTAAGTTTTAGTTTTATTTAATAGAACAATAGTTATTTCTTATGATAAAGGTGGGCTATTGCTTTAGCCCAACCTTCATAGCCGGAGAATGAATTACTTCTTTCCTTTTTTGCCTTTACCCTTGGCTTCTTTCTTTGCCGGGAGTTTGAGACCCAATTCTTTGGCAATTGCTTTGCGAAGTTTTTCGATATCATCTTCTTCGTAATCGTCCGGGTCTGTTTCGAGGTCTTTGTCATCGCAAACATCTTCCAATTCTTCGAAGTCCATTTCGGCAAGAGCTTCACCGGTTAATTCTTCTTCCTCTTCGTCCTCATCTTCATCGTCGTCCTCTTCTTCTTCCTCGTCTTCGTCCTCTTCTTCATCAGAGTCCTCATCATCGTCATCCTCATCGGAATCTTCATCGGAATCTTCATCGTCGTCCTCTTCTTCTTCCTCGTCTTCGTCATCATCATCTTCCTCTTCTGAAGCAAAGAAGTCTTTTGCTTCTTCGGCAGACAACATAATAGGAGCCGGGATAATTTTTACTGAGCCATCTTCGTAAGTAATGATGATTGCACCATTAATCTCTTTGCGAGATACTTCCTTTAACTCTACCTTTTTGGTTTCTTTTTTCTTAGCCATTTTCGTAAATGTTTAAATGTTAATAATCAATAGTTATATCACTCTGTTATAAGTTTCTTGTATTTTCTTTCACTTCCCGTAAGATAAGCAAATGCAATATTATATTGTTTTACCTCATCAATTACGGTCTTTAGTTCTTCTTGAGATTCTATCTTTACATCTTCTGTATCGATAACTTCATCTTGGTCATTATAGGTATTAACCTTAAAGGATTTACCCATGAACGGATTTAATTGTTTATGTACCCTTACTTCCGGTACTGGGTTTTTAGTTTCCATTGCTGTATTTAATTTTAATTATTCCAGGAATACCAACCTTACCAAATACTTCGGTATAGAATTTGTATTTTGGATTTTGCATTGATTTATAGTTATCAGCTAATCTCATGGGAAATACCCAATATTCATTTTCTAGCATCCTGTTTGTCATAATGTAGGCATATTTACTTCTCATCCTATATTTGCTTACAGGAATGAATCCCTGAAATCTTAAAGCTTTTACTAAGAACCTTTCTTTTGGTTGCCATCCCAAATGATTTAAAGATTCATCATAAAAGATATCAAGCATATCCCTTTGTGCTTTGATAAATAGTACTTTCTGTATCGGGATATCTAATTTCTTTCTTAGGTACAAGGCCAAGGAACATACCAATGGTGGATATTGCAAAGAAAAAATATTATATTTATGCTTTTCCTCTTGACTCAGCCTGTTGTAAATCCTGTAAGATAGCAGAATGGATTTGTATTCTCTTCTTCCGGATATACTTGGAAGATATGCCTTCCCGTTGTCCATACAATTTTTGTGAGTACCTTTCATTGAATACCTTCTTTCCTTTTGATTTAAAGACCCGGTGCATTTGAACCATGAACCTTCGTCTTCTGTGTTTATCAATTTTATATTCATCCGGGATAATAAACTTCCTGGCTTTTACTAATCTCCCTTTATACCAGAATTTAGTAGAACCAGATTTATGTCTTAGACCATTCATATCTTGAAGTATTCTTATCCCTTGCCTAAGTAATTTCCTGCCTGATATGATATGAATATATTGAAGAACATCTACTCCGTACATATAAACCAAAGTCTTTTTTATTTGATACCTTGTGAAATAAGGTATACCGGTTAAGTGTTTCCGATATAAACTTTTTTCGGTAATACGTTTGTTGGTGGTATCTGGTCTCCATGTCCATATATAATATCTATCTTTTCGGATTGGTTCCCTACTACTTTCCTTTAGCTTTACCATTACTCATAGTCCTCCTTGCAGTTCTAAACCAAAGTGTTATCGATTTATCATTTGCATCTGGGAACTTCTTTTTCATCCTTCTAGTTACTCTTTCTAAATCATAACCCTTTGCAACCAATGACCATACATAGGATTTCTTAGTTCCCTTGATGAGATTGAATTCATCCCTTTCTCTTGGTGGTTTCTTTTCCCTTGGCTTTTTTATTCCTGGAACCCTTTTGGATTTCCTTTGCCCATCTTCTCCTTCTTCTCCAAGAAACCCAAGCCTTAATTTTGAATTCCTTAGAGGGTCATCTTTTGAATAACCTATATTCTCTAATTGTTTATCCATCCAATCATCATATTGGTCAATCAATGATTTGTCTGGTTTATTAGTTGACCTTTCGATATAACCAATTAAATCGAAAACTCCAGCAGCACAAGCATCAGGGAAAGGCATACCCAATACTATGGCTTTTCTTTTTAAATCCCTGTAAGTCATATTCCTCCCGGCTGAACCAAGGAAACTGGCTTTTTCTTTTGAGGGTGCTGGTTTATTCTTTTTGTTCTTTCTCATATCTTTTATTTTAATTTGTTGCAAATATAATACTTTTTATTTATATAAAGAAATATTTCTACTTATTTTTATAAAAAGCTGAGGTATCTGATATGCGTTCAGCAGCTGATTTAGGCTTTTTCTTCCTTTTCTTTTTAACCTTATCAGCATTGAAGGCCATATCAAGTTTCTTAATACTGAATTCTATATTATTCACTTGATTATAGTTTACTGCTTTTTCCACGCAGCATCTGTACTCAGGCCAGAAGCGTTGTCCCAATTTTACATCAACTGTTTTAATCATAAACTTGGATACCATGAAGCCAAATGTATCTGCATCGTCTTTCTTTTCGAATACATACATATAGAATCTACTAAATTCACTAACTACCTCATCTAAGGGTCTTACTGGCATTAATAGATATCCATCTGTATATAATTCTTCTGATATTAAGCATACCCAGTATTTCTTCTTACCAGGCTTTACTTTATATCTAAACCTTTCTTTCAGTTTTGTGTGCATCCATTCTGGTACTCGGCTTAAAAGGTATTTGATATATATCTTGTCCTTCTTATTTAACCTCCTTTTAAATGCAGAAGGCTGTTGTAGCATTCTTGGTAGAATCCTAAAGTTATTCCACCTATCGAACTCTAGAATTAATCTCATTGAATCTAAGTCCCATTGGTCTTCTGATTCTTTGAGTCTTTTCATATTCCTTTCGATATTACTATTGCTTACCTTTGAGAGTAAGTTAGAAGAGTCTCCAGTATATAGACTTGCTTCTTTCCTTGTTAATCTCTTTTCAATACATCCTTCAATAAAATCACAAAAGCTTCGTTCGCAAGGGCAGTCAGGTCGAAAAATAGAAGTGTGTAACTCGAAAAAATCAGAGAATAATCTGAAGAACTTTTCTGACCTTTCTCTGATTTCTAAATACTTGTAATGTGACAACTTTAAAATTTCACCAGCTTCCCATGAAGATTTGCTTTCGGATAACTGAAGGAATAAAGACTGCCTTTCTATTTCGTTTAAGCAGTCCCAAGCTTTCTTCTGAGCATCATTCATAATTAATTCCTCCTAAAATCCATTATTCTATCTATTGATTCACTTGTTATCTCATTTGGGTCATAATCTTGGGAGTTAGCATATAACTTATCTGGGTCATAATTCTGGTACACGCTATAGATTACGTTATCAAATGGTAACCATATTTCCATTTTACCCATTTCCGGATATAAAAGAAGTTGTACCATTTTATTTATGTGGTCTATACCCAATACCGTAGCATCTATTCCTTCATAAGGATAGCCTTTTAGTACTAAATAATCGCCTATCTTAACATTCATCAAATCGTCTACAGAATATTTCTTTCCTTCTTTTGCCATTCTCTTAAACCTTTTAACATCTTTTCTGGTACATGTAGCTACCAATGAGAAATCATCAAAGTCTTCAGAGTTATCTATTCTAGCTTTCTTCTTTCTTTCATGAAGAGTCTCTGTAGACTTTAACCAAGTTCTTATACCTGATATACTTCTCTTCAGTTTGTTTAGAAAAGGTCTAGAGTACGCTAACTCTGTAGGCATCTTGATAAAACCATAATTGAATAAGATAGGTACTTCTTCGAATATCATCTTACCCTTTGCAGTTTTCTTTAAAACGTTTATCGTAGGGATAATGGCACGTACTTTTTTATATCCCTTTTCTTTAAGTTCTTTATTAATGTTCTGATAATACTTTCGTTCTATGTAGAAAATACAATAAGAATAAGGGATACGTTTCATATTATTTCTTTTTAATGATTAACTTAGCTTGCTTATGTACTTGCTTATAATTAACATTCTCCAGAATATCACTTGCAAGAAATACATAAAGATTAACTGAAGTACTGATTGACATACTGGGTTTTTTAGATTGTACCCATATAAAATCTCCCAGAGTACCAGGTCCCCCTTCTACTACAAAGAAAAATTCATTTGCAGGCATAGAGTTATACCTCATACATAATATGGGGAGTTTATTTGCCCTTTTAGCATCCTTGCTTGCTTGTTCCCAAAATCTTAGGATATCACAAGTTTTATTACCAAGCAGTACATGTTCGAATTTGATATCTTTGTAGTTTTTACATTCGATGGATATCTTACATCGATGAGCATGTTTTTCATCAGTACAGGTTAAATCAGAAGTGGCATCCTTATTAGAATGCCAAGCTCCTGAACCTGCCCGATTCCTCTCAAATTTGAACCCAGTCCACTGAGTAAACCAGGCTCCTATTTTTCTTTCAAATCTTGAACCCTTATTTTTGCTGTTTATTGACATAACAAAATTTATCTTTATACTTAATAAGACCCTTACCTTTCAAGATTCTACGAACTGAAGAGATATGAATCGGTAATATGTTAGCTATCTCCCTTACACTCAAACCTTGGTTATAAAGGTTATGTACATCGTTATAATAAATAATCTTATTTGGAGTTGGTAAACAACCATCAAACCAAGCCTGTAAGGTATTATCTAACTCGGTGCCCCATTTAAGATTTTTAACTCTGCAATCCCTTTTGTTATTATTGAGGTGCATTACTACTGGTAGACCATCCGGGTTAGGAAGGTAAATAGTAGCTACTAAACGATGTAATAACCAAGATTTTAAATCTATCTTACACTTTAGATAACTATCGGGTTTACCATCCGAATATACGGAAATCCTTACCCATTTAAAATCCCCAAAATATCTGTAAACTCTACCATTTTTAGAAACATAATACTTATGACCTGGTACATTGGGTTTCCATTTAGGCCTAAGTATTATGTTTCTACCATGTTTTATAGCAGAGTATAAATTACTAAAAGTTTTCATCTTCCTGTCTTGTTAAAGTTATATATATATCCTTATAGTAAATTATAACTACTTAGGCCATTGACTTTTTCGACTTGCAGGATTTTCGTATTTGATAGAGGAAGAGAATCTAAATGGGTAATTAAGAATAGGGTTTTATCTGCAAAAGTATGTCTGATTAAAGAGGTTACTACTTCTACATTATCAGAGCTTAATGATTCGAATACCTCATCCAAAAAGGCAAGGTTTATACCCTTAGACATTGTAAGAGATTCGTTCATTGCAAATGCCATTGCCACATTTACCAATTGTTTTTCTCCACCGCTAAGTTCATCGTAATCAATAATTTGCCCATCTCTTTCAATTAAAGTAAAAAATTCTTTTCTAGCAGTACCCAGGTCTATGTTAAATTCAATCCTAAATCCCAATACTTGAGAGTATTTATCAAGGGTTCTATTTAACATATCCAGTGATGAATCGAATAAGTAAGCCTTTATTCCGTTGTTACCGAGAGGGTCATTGATTAACCAATTGTAGTTTTCTAACTCCAACTCTTTATTGTGGTAATCCTCATCTACCTTACGAAGAGTTTTTCTAATCTCTTTAAGTTTCTCTTTATATTTAGGAGACATAACCTTAAGTTTCTCTTGTTTGAGCTTTTCCAACTCCTCGTCAATATCAGCAATATCAGAAGCAATATCATCGCATTCTTTTTGAAGTCTCTTATACTTCTCATTCGTAGTTCTCAACTCATCCAATCTACCCAGAGCATCCTCATATTCTTCTTGTAGTTTGTCTGAGTTTATAATTGCTTTATAGATAATATCTACGCTCTCTTTAGCACGTTTGTAGTGGCCTTTATCTAACTGTATCTTGAGTTTCTTTACAAAATCCGGTAATGATACTCCTGAAATATTACGGTTGTGTTTTATTTTAGATTTAAGACCATCTACATAATCAGTATGTTTCTTAATCTTAATCCTAAGACTCTGCTCTACCTCGTCCTTAAGTTGTTGCTGTTTTTTAATAAGTTGCTTAGTTAGGTCTTCCCTATCTTTCTTTAATTCTCTACGTTCTGACTTTATTTTTTCTTTGAAACCTTTCTCTCTATCACGTAAATCAAAGTAAGCTTCCTTATTTGCTTCAAGTTCTTTCTTTAATAAAGCAGATTGGTGTTCTACTTCGTTTGCCTGAGCTAATAGGTTATTTTTATCCTGCATAGCTATACCTTTGGCAATGTTAAGAAATTCTAAATCAAATACTTCTTCGAATATCTTCTTCTTATCTGAATTAGATTCTTGTATCAATCTTTTAATACCCTGCCCAAACATAATGGAGTTCATGAATAGAGTATAGGATAAACCAAGTTCTGCATTAATGGCATCTTGGAGTTTATTCTTACCCTTTACATTCACTACCTCGTTGTCTTTCATAAGGATAAGCCTATCTTTACCTTTAGCTCCATCCTCAAGAACTATATTGCATTTCTGGCATCTGATAATTTTATAGATATGTTCTCCTTTTTGAAAGAATACCTCTACCATTACTCCCTGGTAATCTTTAGGTCTTACCTTTTCCCAGGTAGTTACTTCTGATACTCCTTTTAGGTTTTTACCATATATTGCCCATACCAATGCCGATAAGATAGTTGATTTACCTTTACCATTCGGTGCCTTGATAAGTATGGTACAACTTGGGTTTAAAGGTATATGTAGGTTTTCTATTGAACAGAATCCTACTACGTTCATTGTTGTAAATGTTAACATGATTCAGCTTTTTTAAGTATGTCAATCAGTAGTTCTTTCTTATCTTGTTCAGTTATACCTTTTTCCTTAAGATACTTCCTTGCTAGAGCTTTCTTAGAAAGTTGCTTAGTAATTTTATGGTTAGTATTTACTAAGTTACTAGTTTTCTTAGGTAAAACGGTATAATAATTGCCATCATCCCTAATATCTTCATCAGATTCTACATCTACGAATTTAGGAAATTGCTTAAGGTGTACAAATTGCATTGATAAGTCTGAATAAATCTTCCAATAACCCAATTTACAATCTCTATCTGTTCTCCTTTGATGATTAGGTGCTCCTATCATATAAACCTTCTTTGATAGTCTTTGAGGTTTATGTATATGACCACATAATACCAAGTCAAATCGATTCAAGATATTTACATTGAGATTTTCTACAGAATCAACTTCCCTACCATCGGTATCCTTTGCTCCGGGATAGTCAGTATGAAGAAGAAGTATGTTCCTTACATTCTTATCTAATTTTAGTTTCTTAAGATATTCACTTAAACCTACATTATTATCAATGTATGGAACCCCATAAATGTGGTAATCTCCATAAGAACACCATTTGATTCTAGTTAGATTAACACAGCTCATAAAATTCTTATGAAATACAAAAGGCCATCCCTTAGTTATCCTATCAATACGATTTACAGATTTCAAATCGTGATTCCCGTCTATATAAATCATTTTGAATTTTGGATAGTTACTCTCTAACCTATCAAACTGTTCAGCAACGAATATTGCTAAATCTTGGTCAATTGATTCTGGCTTATGAAATAAATCTCCACAAAACAAAGCAGGACATTTGTACTTTTCACATTGACCTGCAATAACGTCAAGGACCTTGATACTATTCAAGGTCCTATTGTTGTTCTCATTGAATTTTGCCCATAGATTTATGTGCAAATCCGAGAATGCTATAAATACTACTTCCTTACTCATGAAGAAAATCAATAATAAGTTTCTTACGAATATCCAAATTAGCTTCTCTTATACAGAGAACTTTAGTTTCACCATACAGGGATTTGATTACTCCTTCTGTTGCACCATATTCCAAAAGTTGATTCTTAAATATATTCTTATAGATAGAAGATATTTCCTTAGTTGGTAAGAATCCCCACAAGTTCAATACGTTATCCATTATAGAAGATATTAAGAACTGGAAGTAATTATTCTCTATTCGTTTGCCATTATCTTCCATAACCCATTCCTTTACCATTGCAGTAGTAAAGTCTAATAGAATGAGGTGAGTACATTGCTGATTGAGTAACATCTTGCAAGTTTCGAAAAAGTGTTCCATTTCACATTTAGGAACATTCTTGGCTTGCTTGTAATAGAAATAGGCAGCTAAATCAAGATAGCTTCTATCTGTAACAAATCTATCCCTATCTCTGAACATTTTGTTTCTTAGGTTCATTACCTGAAAATCTTCGAGTAACAAATCCTTTGAATCCCTTTCTAACATCTCTTTATGAGACATATCCTTTGTTTTAGGTATTAAGTCTGATACACTACCAGATATAAAATCCAATACTGGAGGGTATTCTGTTACATCAAACTTAATCATCCCGGGAACTTCTTTTGCTAAAGTGGTTTTCCCAACTCCACTTGCACCTGCAAACATTATTTTCATTCGGATAACTCTTTAAATGGTTTAATAAATTCTTTAGTTAGGAACGAAGCAAGAGAATACTCTATGCACAGTTTCCTAAATTTATCATAGTTGAAAGTCTTCTTTCTCTTGAGAGGTATCTTATCTAAAGGGACATTACCTACAAACCAGAATAAATCAATCAACTTACGATTCCTTTCCCAAGCTTCTTGGTACTCTTTATTAGGTTTAGCTTCCAAGTATTTGTAGATTGATTTATACTCATCTAATATCTTTCTTGCAGTTACTGGACCTATACCTTTAAAACCAGGGATATCATCGGAAGTATCACCTACCATTGCAAGGTATTCAACGGTCTCATGTGAATGATAACCAAATAACTCTTTACAATTACCCATTCGAATAACTTCATCCTTTCTTGGATTTAATATCCTAACGTTCTTGTTTAGAAGTTGATTAAAATCCTTATCTGATGATACCAAGATTACATTATCCGAACGATAAGTATTAATAATTAGGTATGCTAAGAAATCATCTCCCTCATATTGAGTTTTATTCCTTTTATCAAATATATAAGAAATTCTTAGCATACCTAATATCTTCATTATAATTGCCTTTTGTATTTGCAAGGATTCATAATCAACCGATATATTTTTTCTGTGTCCCTTATAGTTAGGCAATAACTTATCCCTTACTGGTGAATGACCGTTATCAAAGGTTATAACTACTTCGTTGGGTTCAAACCTGGTAAGATACATGTGAAGTGATTTGAAAAATCCAAATATTGCTCCACTTGGTTTACCGTCTGTGGATTTAAGTTTCTCGAACTTGTGAAAAGATTGATGGAGAATGTTCTCTCCATCAATCAATAATACTGTTTTCTTACTCATCGTCTTCCTCCTCGTCATCTGATTCGTTAAATGATTCATATTCTACTCCATCTACTGGATATAAATTAGTAGTCAATGCTACTATCTTCTTTCTAGTTGTACCGATAGTATTTATCTCAGCCTTCTTTAATAGTTTACGACGAAGTTCATCATCCTCTTCCAAAAGCTTTTGGAATTTCTCTTCACCTCTTGCAAGAGTTTTTCCTTTGAACTTATATACTCCACCTGAAGATTTTTCTATGATATCATTTTCTACCAATACATCCTCAAGAGCATAGCATCTATCAAAACCTACTTCATGGAACTTAGGATTGAAGTAAACCGGGCACTTACTGATTGTAGGTCTTGGAGGAGCAACTTTATTTTTAATAAGTCGGATTGTGACCAATTTACCAGCTTTCCGTTCTTTACCTTTCTGTTTAACAGTGATAGACTTGCCTGAGTAAAAGGCAGCTCTGATTGAAGCGTAGAACTTAAGTGCTGCACCTCCTGTAGTAGTTGTGTTATCTTTTCCAAATCCGACATTTAAAGCAGTTCTTAATTGGTTAATGTAAATCTGTGTAACTCCTAATCTATAGAATAATTCACTTCTGATACGGAAGTATTTGTAAAGAGCTTTTGCTCTACCTCCCATTTCAGCCTTACCCTCTACCATTTTAGAATCTATGTTATCTGCACAATCCATAGCAGCAATAGAATCTATCACTAAGAGAATCGGTTCATTATTAGTTAATTGAGAACGTAAGTAAATTGCTAAATCTGCTACTGCGTCAGAAATATACTCGATTCGAGTATCTGTTAATACCGTAACTTTTTCTGGGTCTACTCCATTAGCTTCTGCCCAAGAGTTCATCCAAGACTGTTCGGCATCTACCCATATAACATGCCCACCAAGTTGTTGACAAGTATATGCAAAGTTATATGCAATAAGGGATTTACCAGAGGATTCTTCTCCAGCTACTTCAAGTACTTTACCAAATGGTATACCACCACCAAATGTATAGTTGAGAGCAAAGAAAGTAGAGGGTAACCATAAGTTTGATTCTACTGTATCTGAAGCCAATCTCATGATACTACCATATTTCTTTAATATCTCATTTTTTGTTGGTACCTTTAAACCAACCTTAGTTTTCTTTGCCATATTAAATTCCTCTTGATTTTAAAATATTCATTGCCTGATTCAATACGTTTTTCTCTTCATCGGTAAACTTCATGAGACTACCCTTGTCGAATACAAGTTCTACTATGTGATATCCCATGAAGGGTACTTCAGACCTCTCTCCATTGGGTAATTCTACTTTGGCATACATCCATGATAATATCATTTCTGCCATAAGAGGGTCTACCAATTCCAATATTAAAACGGGATGTTCCCAAAATTGATTATTTCTGTATATTCCAGATTCTTTATATTTCTGTTTAACCCTTTCAGAAAAATCCCTCACCTTTGCATAATCAAAGTCTGGCCCAATATCATTAATTTCACAAAATCTTCTTATAATCTTTGACTTATCTTCATCTGATAAGTTTGCCCAATATTCTTTTGATACCATAATGTAATGTATTTAGACTAAAGAAGGTGATAACTAAACGAATCTAATTACCACCTTCGAATGAAACCATATGTTTAACTAACCTTTAAATATCTGATTTGTAACGTTTCTTCTTTTTCTTTTTGGGTTCATCATCCTCCATATAATGGTCTCTGTGAATCCCTTTCTTTTTTGCCTTTTTCTTTGGTTTGTCATCCTCGTCATCGTCTCCTCCATGGTCTTCATTCAAGAACTTAGCAAGAAGTTCTTCCAGTTCATCATATGATTTGATTTGAGAACGAACTATACCTTCCAGGTCTACATTACCTTGGTACTTCTTGTCCAATTTGGTTGGTTTACAAGCCCGAGCAGAATATGTAGTATCAAGCTTACCAGAACCCGAACGAATAATTTTGATATCGTATCCATTTCTTGGGTCTGTCATATCACCAGCTTCATCCTCATCGAGGTATAAGTCGATAATATCTTGATAAACAGAGCGTGGAACTAGAACTCCCTTATCTTTACCCTCGTAATCAAATTTAGTTCCCTTTTCGTCTGCATAGACCGGACCACCAATAACGTATCTTCTTCTTGGTACGAGAGTTTTTGCAAGTTCCTTGTCATCCTCATCCTTTGAGTTTTTCAATTCTTGATATTTTTCCATGAAGGGGCATGGTTCATCAAAAGTAGCCGGAGATATTACTCCTCCCAGATTACCTCCAAGATAGAACTGAACAATTTCTATACCCAATTCCTGGTCATCTCCCGGAGATTTGATTCTCATTCGTAAAGTACCTTCTTTAGGGAATACCAAACCATTGCCGTTTCCCTTAGATTCTAGCTGTTTCTTTCTAGCCAGCATCTTTTCTTTTGTAGAAAGTCCATCTGATGAAACTTTCTTCTTTTTCTTTTTGTCAAGTGCCATATTAATCGTTATTATTTGGTTCTGAGTAAATTATCTCATTCATACTCAACACCGTTAAAGTGTTCTTTTCCAAAAGTTGTTGTAAGCCTGGGGTAAGCTTGTCTGTTTCAAATTCCAGTTCCTTACCGGCATACAAACCATAGGTAACTATTCTACCTATTTGCACCAAATCCCGGTAAGTTCTATACTCTTCGGTAATCTCACCGAGTTTAACTATAACTCCCTTACGAGGAACTCCCTCTTTTACCTGTTCCGGGATAATAAGCCCACCCCTAGTTTGGTTTACTTCTTTTGGTGATAAGATAAGAACTCGGTTTTCAGTTGGACATCCTGGTAATTGATTATCAAACTGAGCTGCTACCATAGCAGAAATGAAAGATAGTGAATAATTCATATTCTTAATTCGTTTTTAAAAGTTAGTAATTACTTATAGTTACTATTGTTGCTTCCTCATGTTGGCATTAATAGTCCTCAAGATATTCTCTCTAGACTCATAAGCTCTACATATTGAAATATACTTGTTAGCCTTTTCTACTGCTTTTAAATACCGTTGATATATTGACTTATACTTGGGAGATATATTAGCCTTATGAGCAACGTAGTCATTATTGAACCTTTCATTAGATTCTTTAATAAATATCCAAGCAGCAGAATAAGCTTCATCCTTTTCTCTTGCTAGAGCATCCCTTTCTTTAATATACTTATCTCTTAATGAGCAAAGTATATAATAACTAGTAGGAGATTCCCTTAACTGAGAATTAATGATATTTTCATTAATGGATAATTCCTTAGCAATATCTATGGTTATGATATTACCCTCGAATTTAACCTTTAGTTTCTTCAGTTCCGTTTTCATGTACTTTCAATAAATTCTTAAAATCTTCTTTTGAATATTTACCTTCTTGAATTGCTTTAGATACCTGAGCAAATGCACAATGGTATGCAGTATCTAAACCAGGCAAGTGAAGAATAGATTCATACTTACCAATTATATCGATTAAAGCTTTGAATCTTAAATCACATAAATTATCTGTTCCTCCTCTATCTACTAAAGTCATAAACAGAGCCCAATAAATATGGGTAGCATCTTCATAAGCTAACCTTGCATCTTCATCCTTCATTACACCAAATGCCAAATCCTCTAATAATTTGAGATTTGATTGAAGTTGCTCTATCTGAGACCTAACCCTGTTGAATACCATTTTATCTCTACCTACTAATCTCAAATTACATAAGTCTAATTGACGATTGAGGTTTTGAATAGAGAACTCTAAGCAGGCCGATATCATGTAGGTTAAAGATGATAGCTTATTTGTATTCATTATTTGTTCTTCAGTTGCCATAGTTTATAATATTTTATTATTTATATTGTCATAGTATCCTCTTTCTTCACTTCTGTAGGTGATTTTGGATTTTCTTTATGATAAAGATACCTATTACAACCTGGGCACTTAACTAATTTGCAATCAGCAAAAGTGGATGAATCTACTTCTGAGTAGTCATATTCAAATTCACAATCACAGTATGGGCATTTAGCTCGCCATACAGTGGGTCCATTCAAAATCTTTTTCATTTCCTTAGTTTTATGTTATTATACCGTAATATTTTATATAATACTCCAGTTGATATACCGAATTCTTCTAGTATATCTTTTCTTGGTATACCCTCTATATACCTAGAAATTAATAATTCTACATTTACCTTACGTTCTCGTTCTTTACCAACAAAATAGAATCTTTTATCTTCTATACACTGACCCATATTCATCTTAGCTGTACCCCAATATAAATTACCTACCCGATTATCCTCTGGATTGTTATTTTTATGACATACTTGAGGATAATTGTTTGGGTTAGGGATGTAAATAGAAGCAACTAACCTGTGTCTATAAAAGTTCTTCCGTTTACCACCATCTCCTACTAAAGAGTTAGATAAATAACCATTATCTTTCATAGCAGGTTTTACTAATTTCCAACTACCAGTAAATTTCGAGTATAATTTTCCAGTACGGGATATGTAATAATTACTAAACCCGGGTATATTACCCTTTTCTCGATTTTTCATATTCTCGTTGATATTTATGGATTTCCTTTTTATATAGTTCCATAAATACTTCTGGTGAAGCTGCACTAAAATTACCAATTTTACGAGTCTTAAACTTATGGTATTCCTCCATGTACTCTTCTACCGAAAAGTCTGGTTTTAACATTCTAGTATAATCATATCCGGGCATAAATGGTAATTCTTCTGCCATAGACCGGCCTATTGTAAAATCCATTGATAGAGTTACATCATCAACTTGAAATCCGAAATACCTTTTCGTACTTGGGTTACGTAGGATATTCCAGATTGTATATACAGTCCAGGTATTTATATCTTTGGGTTTAGAATACATATATACAGCATCATGAACTGTACAAGCTTCTTTCATCATTGGCAATTTACCTTGCCTCATTAACCAATAAACAAGGATAGCTCCAAAGTTGGTCATATTTGCTGCAGCACCTTGACATGGGAAGTTAAGACCTAAACGAATTGCATAAGCAACTTCTTGCTTATCATTTGAATATATTTGTGGGAGTCTTCGTTTAGTACCAAATAATTGGGTATAATATCCATGCTTACGAAGGAATTTCTCTTGCTTCTCTTTAAATTTAAGTATTTTAGGATGTTTCTTAAAGAACTCATCCATCTCTTTACGAGCTTCCTCCTTGGTAACTATAATACCAGCTTTTGGGTCTGATAATTTTACTGCTAGCAAAGCATCTCCAATCCCATAAATAAGTCCAAATGCAATTTGCTTTGCTTGCTTTCTCCTTACCTTCCAAAGCTTATGGTCAGGATGACTTTCGTCTTCGTATATTTTACTTGCTTCCTCAATTGGAACCCCATATTTTGCTGCTGCTATACCAAGGTGAGGGTCTACTCCCTTAGCAAAAGCTTCCAGATAAGTTTCATCACCTGATAGATGGGCCATCATTCTTAACTCTGCCTGAGAATAGTCGAATGCCATATATAAATAACCCGGAGGAGCAACTAATTGTTTCTTAATATTTGGGTCTACCGATGTCTTGGGTATTTGCTGCATATTTGGGTCAGCAGAACTGAATCGATTAGAATCAGTACCATGTATATTATATCTACCGTGTAATCGAGAATCATCTTGGACTTTTTCATGCCAACCCTCAATATAAGTAGTATACATTTTCTGTAAACCTCTTAATTCAAGTAGCTTATCAAGGAATATTGCTTTTGGGGATTCTGGGTCTTTTACGGTTAACCTTAATTCAACCAAAGTATCTTCATCGGTACTTGGCTTACCAGATTCATTATTTTTAATTACTGGGAATTTAAAACCAGAATCTGAATACATGAGTTGGGGTAAATCAACCGGACTACTAAGATTAAGAGGTCTTATAAGTTCCTGTTCTTTCTTGGTAGTAAATATACCTGCACGAATGTTTGATATCTTTTGTTCCCTTGAATCAATCTTACGTTTATCTTTTGGGTCATTGTAATCTAACTCTTCAAGTTCAGCCTCAATAGATTCGATATACTTTTCTATTTTAACTTGATTATATTTCTTGGTAAACTTCTTTACCCTTGGTAAATCATAGATTGCTTGTCTAGCAGCATCTATCTTTGGTTTATATTCCTCAAGCAATTTCTGATTAAATTCCGTATCAAGGTATAATCCCTCTTTCTCTACCGAAGTTAATACCCGGGAATTACACATAAATAAATTACGAAATACCGAATACATCTTCAAGTCAATTAACTTCTTCTCGAAGAATATCATTAATCGTAAAGTGAAGTCTGTATCTTGACAGCCATATTTACATAAGGGGTCTAATTCCTTTTTATCCCAGGGTATCTTATCAAACTTATCTTGCTTTTCATAATCACCATATTCTGGTAGATATCTTCTAACCATATCTTTTAACCCATGGGGTTTTTCTTCGTTGAGAACATATTTTGCAAGCATACCATCTAAGCATGTACCTCTATAATAGATATGATACTTTTGATTAATCTGGTCATCAAATTTCCAATTCCATGCAACCTTTACAATATCATAATTCTCAATAATCTCTTCCCCAAATTTCCTTAACATCTTCTTCCAGTTCCATCCCGGTGAAGTATATTCTTTTGTTTGGAAATGGTCTAATGGAATAGAAGCACCAAACCCTGGCATCCAAGATACTGATAGAATAGTTGGCTTGAAACTTTTATTATAGATTGGTTCGGCATTAGTTTCGTAGTCACAACAAGCATAACCAGTTGCCTTGCAACAAGCAATTAGTTTCTTGAGTTCTCTTTTGTTCTTAATTATCTTATATCTCGTTTCCATATTAATAAATAGAAAGAGGGACATACCCACATGTAGTAGATACATCCCTCTAATATTAGAATGAGTCCTGTAAATCTTCAAGATTGGTATTCAGGTATTTCCAATCTTTCTTGTAAGAATGAAGAGAATCAATTGTGTGGTATAAGTAACCAGGTTTAACTCCTACCTCTTGAGCTACGTATTCCATAAGTCTCCATGCAAGGTATACATCATTACCAAAGTGAGTAACAAAATCTGAACTCCTTTGGTGATAACAAATATGTAATACTTTCTCTCCTTTACCATTCTGACGGATAAGGAAATCATAATACATTGAGCATGGGATACGTCTACTACCGTCAAGAAAACATAAATCTGAACCATGGAATATAGGGAGTACTGCTTTACGAGTATCATTATCCCTTTTAAGAAGATTAATTACTTCTTCTAAAGCTAACTTACCAGTATCACTTAAATCATTCCAAATCCTTTCTGGATAAGTATAATCAAACTTTTTACCATTTGGACCCTCAACTAAGAATTGTTCCCATAAGTCTTTCCTTAACTCCCAAGCTGTACCGGGATTTAAACCATACCAACAAAGCCTTTCTCCTAACTCTGCATCTGCCCATTCTCTTGAATGTGAAAATACAAATAACCATACTGGGTCTCCGAGTGAAGTCAAGCAATATTGTTGGCAAATGAGTTCCTTTGTTTCAAATTCCTCTTTACCTTCAATGACTTTATTCTGATAGGTCTTTGGTTTTACAGTTTGACCATAACTGTTGAGTTCTCTGCCAAGTTCTGACATTAACTCAAAAGAATTACTGTAGATTCTCATTCTTCTGTTTCTTTAAAAGTTTCTTGTTTCTTTAAAAGTTTCTTCTTATATGCTTTACGTTGAGAATAGGATATCACATTTTCTGGATATTCTATATCTTCATATTCTAATAGCAAGTCCTTTGCTAACAAAGCTTGGTATTCATATAAGTCCGGACGAAGTACTTTAAAACTCCTAAAGAATACCTTAAATGAAGACCATTCCTTTTCTGTACCATTTTGGATTTTCTTATAAACTTCTTTAACCCTTTTAGTCCAAGGATTACCTATACCCTTGATTACTTTCTTTAGAGGTTTATAAGCTGAGTACATTAAGAGTGTCTCTACATTCCCATACATTTGAGTCGCAAATAGGTTGATTTGTACTGACTGGTCCGGCCCATACACATATTCTGCCATCCGTTGAATTAATAGGAAGTCGAATATTAACCTCTTTGTAATCTCGGATGCTCTGATTACCATTGTAATAACTGGGATGTCCTCCTGAAATCTCTTGGAAAAAGTTGCAGCAATTAAACATTGTTTACCGTTATCATGATGATTATTAAACATATATGTAACATTGTAATTCTGATTATACTTGTTCTTCAGGATTCTTAATTTGCTACGTAAGAGGTCTAACTTATTAAAATCAATATAATTATTCAATAAGCTCGTCCACTTAGTTTCTTTGTAATTAAAACACCTGCCGTAATCAAAATCTGGGTCTACCCATGCTTTACGTATTTTTATAAACACGTTATATGCTACTGCAACTCCACTGTTTGCAATAGCACCCTTATCAAAAAGAACGGGGTCTAATCTCAAGAAAGCCTCGTTCAGTTTCTCCCATGCCTCTTGTGAAGTAGCAAACTCCAAAGAGTGGAGGGTCTCCTCTGTATTCGATTGAAGACCCTCTAATTTTCTATTCCATCCACTCATTAGTAATTTGTTTTTTGTCTCCAGAGGTTAAGTCTTTGTTTCTTAAAGAATAACCTGTAGATTGATTCATCTGAAAATCCTTGTAATCCCAAGAATCCCATATATAGGTAGAAAGCTTTTACCAAAGAATACTGAAAATCTAATTCCTTAGTCATTACCTGGGTTTGTTTCCAAGGTCTACACTTAAGAAGATTCCTTGCAATATTCAATTCATATACTACGTTGAATAATAATACCTTCTCTTCTTCGTGAGATGCTTCACTTAAGGTATTAAACCCAGGAGTATAATCTTTTACTGATTCATGGTCTTCATCAATCATATTAAACCGATTAACTAAACCAATACTACCTTCGGTAACCATGGCTATACCCAGTGTAATTACGTCCTTCAATTCCTTTACTTTGAAGTCAGAGTGATCGACTACGTAAGACGTCCCCCAGGAGAAGATATCCTCTGGTAGTATATTTGCAAAGTGGAACAAAGTGAATAGGAATCCCAGAGCATCTCCCTGTTCTTCATTGGCATTCTGCAAATGGTTGAGTACCTGAGTATATTCATCCTCTGTTAACTGGTCAATATTCCATCCCCACTTGTGGCATATCTTTACTACCTCAGAGGTAGATTCATAACCCTCCATTAGTTCTTCGATAACCCGGGCAATAAAATCCTTAAGAACTACCTGATTTTGATGATTATTGATATCAACCGGGTAATCGGGTAGCTTTTCTATTTGCCGGTAGCCGTCTAATTGTTCTAACGAAAGAGAATACATTGCTTGTAAATACGTACCTACTTCTAAAGAAGGTACGATTTCCTTGATATTACGTATGTCCATTACTTACTTCCTGTTGAATTAAATCCACCTTCACCTCTTGTTCCCCACATTTGAGATTCAGAATAAAACTCTTCTGATTGAATCTCTTCAGGTTCTGTGAGATAGATTGGTACATGAATAAATTGGGTTGCTTTCTCATCTACTCTTAGAGTCTGTATTACTCGACTGAGATTGATTATACCGATATGAATCTCTCCTACATAAGGAGAATCTACAATCTCGGCAGTATACAGAAGACCTCTTTTAGAAGCAAGCCCAGACTTATTAGCTGCCATGAGCATTGACTCTTGAGGTTCAATAAGTGGTTTGATACCAGATGGAATAAGGATTCTCCCTCCCGGATAGATTTGAATGTCAGTTACGAAGTTGGTAGTTGTATTTACTCCCAATACAAAATCTGGAGTAAAATGATTTGGAGACTGGTTTGCCTCGATTTGAATCAATTGTTGAGGGTCCAAGTTTCTTGGGATATAGAAATCCAAACCTGCATCACCTGCATTACCTCTTGATGGAGTCTTTACGTCTCTTACTTTAATAAATCTGAATCTGTTCATAATATATTACATTGTTTTAAAAGTTGTCCAAAGGTTAATCCCCGTTGAGGAGTTACTCCGAGTGAATGACAGAACCTTTCTACGTCATATTCACCCTGCATAAACAAATCAGCAAGAACATCATCTTGCCGTACATAATAATTTGGGTTGTTAAGATATAACTTAAACATTGCCCATATCATTCTTAACTTATTGACCTTTCCCATTGCATTCTCTATAAAGTTCTCTAATACGTTTCTTAGGTACTTCGAATTTCTCAACTGTTTTTGAGATAATTTCTTTTCTGTCTTTCCCTTTCCGAATCAAGCCTCGGATGTATTTCTTGATACCAACCGTGTCTTCTAATACATCCAAATCTTTGTATTGATTCTTCTGTTCTAATTCTTTTCTTGTAATGTTCAAGTTCTGGGACATCTTGAACGCACATAGTTCTGAGTCTCCGCATAATTTACACTCTTTAGTGGATAAATCATACCCAATACCAAAGCATGGGTCTCCATTACTTCCCAACTGAGAGATATCTAAAGGTGTTAGGATATCCTGCTTGGTTAAGTCGGGAAGCATTTGTTTTTTCTTTGCCATAATTAATCATCTATTTTTTTTTCGGTTAGTCTTATGACTGAATCTCCAATCTTCAATTCCGACTCATACAGTGGTAAGTAGGAATGTCCAATTGCATTAATAAATAGTTTCCTGATATCACCCAAGTGTTGTGAGTAACGAGAATCAGTATAAGTTAGTACTCTAACCTGTAGCCCTGAACAGAAAGATAAATCAAAATATACCTTATATTCATTAGCCATTACCTGGATTGATTGTATATCTGATATCCATACCAGGGTAGTACAATTAAAAACATGGAGAGGAGTTTGTTCCTCTCCGATTATCTTATCAATGAATTTCTTATATAACTTAGTAATCATAACTCTTAAGTGTTACATTTTGATATTTACAATGAGGACAAGTCCAATCCTTAGTATGCCAAGGACCTCTTAAATCCTTTATATCGCTCTCCTTGAATTTCTTCTTGCAATGATGGCATTTGTATTTGTATTCATTACAATCATACTGAGATGAATAGAGATAAAGTATTCCGATAATCACTCCCAGTACTGTAAGTATTAATAAGTATTCCATATCTTTTATTCTTATGATTAATGCCCTATGTCCATCTATTAGATTAATTACTTCCTCCTACCGGAAAAAGTAATTATCCATAGTACTTAATAGAACAGATTAAGTAAGGTATTCTCATAAAGAATGAATAGGATGATTCTTCCATATCTTCTCTAACAGAATAACTTTCAATTCTTGTTTTTGATAATACTGCTTCCTATGTTTACCATGCCTATTAAGATAAGGACCTGGATAATGTAAGTCATCAAGGTAAACCTTTTTCTTTGAGGAATCAGTTCTAACCAAACGACCAAGGAACTGAATAGATTTTTCTTGGCTATCCATACTGGCAGCATTAAGTAAATACCTAAGCTTAGGAAAGTTTTTACCTCGAGCAATGATTGTAGTTGAAACCAAGATATCAATCTTACCTTCCCTAAAATCCTTCATTATTTGTTGTCTTATCTTTGAAGGAGTATCTACATGCACACAGGCAATATTATATTTGCTTCCTAGTTTCTTTTTAAAGTATTTGCATAAATTCTCACAGTGTGCAATAAATTTACATACTACGAGTGCAGGATATCTATCTTGTTTAAGATTCCATTTAAGTCGAGAATAAACCATTCTCTTTGCATACTTATTGAAGGTAATAGAATCATCATATACTTCCTTATAGGATACTTCTTCTGATTCCCAATTACCATACCAGGGTTTACTTGGTACCATCTTTACAATTGTACGAGTTGAATAACCTTTTTTAATAGAGTCCTTAAGTTTAAACTCTGCAAGTACTTTACCAAAGAATACTTCAAGATTCATATTCTTTACTTTATCCTTGGCAAGCTTACTCATATAAATGGTACCAGATAACCCTATACGAACTCTGGTATTAAATAAACGAGTAAGTACATTTTGATATTGCTTACTACCTGCTTGGTCAGCCTCATCTACCAAAACCATATCTACCTTAGATAGTTCATTCTGATAGAATCTCATGTTACGAGAAATAGATTGAACCATACCAATGGTAAAATTGCTCCAGTTTAATACTTTACCTTGAACAAATGTAATCTGTTCTCCTGGTAGGTATTTCTTAAATTCATCTCTAGCTTGATTCAACCAGTCAGAGTCATTAGTTATTAGCAAAGTCTTTAACTGCTTCTTATAGGATAGATAAAGAGACGACATGATAAGAGTTTTACCTGCATTAACGGTGTAATCTAAAACACCAATCTGAAAAGGTACCTTACCTACTTTGTTATTGATTACCGCTTTAACGGCTTTCTCTTGTTCTGGTCTTAGTTTATATTCTCCTATTTTCGTAACAACTCCATTGACTTTAGGTAATGGTTGTCGCATATCTACAACTTTAGGTTTAATTCCATACTCAATACACTTTTCATATACTGCAGGAAGTAAACCTATCTTAAATTCACCATGCTTATTAATATAATGAATCTTGCCGTCCCAGTTCTGCATACCTCTTTGCCTTGTACGTAAGTAGAAAGCATTTGGATGACGAATGGCAAACTCTGCATAGAGTTTCTGTGCGAACTTAAGAGGTAAGTCCAGTTCGCACATATTCCCATTCTGTATGATTATCCTACTCATTTGATAATTACAGTTACACCTTTCTTAGTAGAATCATCTACTCCCATAGCTTCCTTGATAAGCTTAATGTGATGTTCTTCATCGGCAATTAACTTATTCAACAAATACATCACATCATCATAATCAGCCCGTTCACTATATAAGGCTAGACTATTCATAATTTTCTTATAATTGCCAATGGTCTCTATCTCAGAGTTCCAGGCAATCTTCAAAGCACTTTCAGGAGAAAAACCTATTTCCACTTTAGGATAGATATCCATCACAGAATCCTGTTCATAGGGGTCTGCCTTTTGTAGAAAATCTGATAACTTGTCGTAGTGTCTCATTTCTACTAAACCAATACCAAGCATTAGCTCTGCAATGGGTTCAAACCTTGACGACTGTTGAGTATACATAAGGATAGCACTAATCTCAGAGAAAGGTTTATCCTTTAGTGCATCCTTGAACATATTAACAATATCCTCTGGCCAAGGTTCAATGTCCTTGAAATCAGGGTAATCTACTGACTGGTCCGAATACTTGAGGACATCAATAAAAGCATTAGCTGCATCCTCTACTCTGTTACCTAAAAATCTTAAAGCTTTCATAACGTTATGTTTTAATTATTAATCTTATCCCAGAGAGAGCCCTCAAGTTGAGGTTCCTCTAAGGATTTTTTATTCTTATTTTTATATAAATACTTATTATACCTTTCTACTGCTTTATCAGTATATAATTGAGCAATATCGGGTAGACCATTACACCATGCTAAGGATTCAAACTGAGCATCTATGAAATCCTTATAATCCCAACCTTCTTCCTCTAGGAATGCTGCTACATAAGCGAAGTGAACATACTTCTCAGGATTCTTTTCATAGGATTCATATATACCAGTTGCCTTAGCAATCTTACTTACAAAGTAATCATGTACCTTAGCAGTAAGTTCTAAATCTGCTGACTGTAATTTAATCTCAGCTTCGGTTTGATTAGTAATGTTGTCCTGCATGGATATTAACCTTTGCATAACATTACGATAATCTGTCATCCTCTTTAAACCAGTCTCAATGTATTTAATAAATCCTTCCCGAGTATCAAATTTAAAATCCTCACAAAAGGTATTACATATCTCAGCAAGCTTTTTACATAAAGCCCATTCCCTTGTATTACTTTCGTTTATTTTACGAACTCCTCTATGCTTAAGCTTTATACGAGTAGCATATAATATATCGGCAACAAGGGAAGCATTACCCTTAGATGCTAGTAATATATTAGTTACTTTCTTAGTTGTCCCTTTATTAGAAACAACCACTGCTCTAGTATTTATTGCCTCTTTTCGTGCAATAACAAAAAAAGCCTCAACTGGGAAGTTATCTACCTCTAAGGTATTTAATATTTCCTCAAATTGAGACTTAGTAATGTGAATACTGGGTTCTCTCATTTTACTCTATTACAAACTAAAACACCATTAATACAACCCTCGTTATTATCTATTGGGCATTTCTTCCCATAAAGGTTTTTAGTGGGAGAACCAAATGATACATAATATGAACCTCTATTGGTACCTACATACCAAGTAACATTTTCGGGTAAGTTTAAAGTATAATCCCTAACTTTACCATCAACCATCTCACATCTGAAAACCATATTCTTCCTTGGTTGGGGTTTTTCAAACCAACTTACAACTGGGAAGAAATATCCCATAATTAAAAGAGCAGCCAAAACTATTGAAGTCTTAACTACATAATCGATTATCTTCATCATATCATTAATATTTTAAGTTATATAATATAATAGGTAATCCTTACTCCAAAGAGTTTCGGATTTGAATTAAATCTTGATAACTTTGATACCTTGTTTGATATACTAACCTAAGAGTTTCCTTTCTCCCTAAATCGTTTACATCTTTTCCTTCTGGTAAAAACACCACCTTGACTTTTTTATAGGCAACAAGTTTGAGCGCAAGATTGATTGCGTATTTCTTGGCGTCTGGGTCCAGCAATATAATAAATCTTTCGCATGAGGATTTAAGTAATTCATTGACTTGATATCCAGATATAGCTTTACCCATTGTGGCAATTCCTCTATCTCCAATAGTAAGGGCATTGAGTGCACCTTCACAGATGTATACCGACCTATACATCTCCAACGCATCATAATTAAATATGATAAATTCTTTGCCAACTCCTGTGATATCTTTGTTAGGGTTGTTATACCGAGGACCTTGCCCGATAACATTTCTCGCGTTATAATATCTAAGTTGTCCTCTGTAATAAAAGGGTATAATGAGGTACCCAAAGTAAGCCCCCTTCGTCGCATAGCCAACTCCATGCTTAGACAACTCAGAGATGACAAAGCCACGGCTCTTGACATATCCTCTAATGCTTTTTGCAACTTGTGACTGGCCAATGTTAAGGATTCTAAATCCTTCGGGTAAATACAAAGGTTTGGCTTCTGCAAGTTCAACCTTTTCTTCGTGAAATTCAAGCTCATCAAATTTTCCACTGTTTAAGAAGTTAATTAATTCATGGTATGTTTCGAATCCTTCTATATCCATAACCAACTGTGAAGGATTCGGATGTTCATTACATCTGAAGCAATTGGTTCTATACATTGATAAGTTAACTCCCATTTTTAATTCTCTGTGACAGTAAGGGCATACTGGGAGTTTCATCCAGCCATGTTTATAATCAAATGCTCCAAGTCTTTTAATAAAGTAAGTCTTAAGTCTAGACTTAAACTGATTTGTTATTTTCATGGTTTCTAATTGCTTTACGAATTACTTTTCGTATTCTCTTTAAATCCTCAACATCTAAGTTACTGATAGAAGTTGTTTGCCAACCATTATGAGATATTTCTAAAGCTAATCCATCAGTCCATCTGTCTTTTACTACTTCTACATTTTTAGTTCTCATTCCTCTTTTTCTTTTTACCACAGATTCTACAATAGGTTCTCGTACAATACTTAGTATAATACTGAGCCCTCTTTCTACCTCCTTTGTGTGAAAATATAGCTCTTCGAGGTTTCTGTCGGGTTTCCCACCAATGCTCGGTTACCCAATCATGAATACCGAGTTTGCATTTATATATCTCCAGTTGTCCTTTCCCTTTTCTTGGAATCAGCATCAGGATTACCTTTCTTAAAAGATTCTTCAAGTTTCTTACCATATACTTCATCATAATTCTTTCTTTGTTCTTTAGTAAACTCTGTACATCTTTGCCTTTCTACATCACACCTAAATAAGGCTCTACCAGAAGGAAGACCATCCCTTTGTACTACAATCTCTGAACGAAGGATATTATCTTTCTCTTCTTGCTCTGTACTGTTAAGACCCATTATAAATTGAGCATTACGAACAATTGCAATAGAACCGGATATATCATTCTCATCATACTTGGTTGCTTGATGTTTCTTACCTTCACGAGTAATATGATGAGCAGTCCATATAACATCTAAATGCAAATCCTCAGCAAGATTCTGTAAGTCAATATATACATTTGAGATTCTATCAAAATCCTCTTTATCCTTTGCAATAGAAGCAAGCTTCCCTGCATAGTCAACCATCAATACCTTAATATCAATCCCTTGGCTCCTAAGAGTAAGTATCTTCTCCCTTATATAATTGCAGTCAGTAATTAATGCAGGTACTCTTTCAACGATTAATTCAACTCCAAACCTTGCAAGTTTTCTTAAATGCTTAGCCTCGAGTTTATCATAATCTCCAGTATATAATTCCTTCTTAGTTTTATTGATACTGGATTGAATGAAACGGTCCATGATTTGTTCTTGACCATTTTCTGTATCCACATAATAAACTGACTTCTTCATTCTAAGGTAACCTCTTGCAAGGTTAACCATGAAGAATGTTTTCTTTGCTTTAGGTTTATCCAAGATTACATTGATTGATGCACCTGGGAATCCTCCCGCATTGGTTAAATCGTTTAGTTGCCTAAATGGGCATGGTACTACTGAGGGTTCTGCCTGCCTTTTAAATTGACGTTCAGTAACATCTCGAATCATGAATAAAGGTTCATCCTCCTGTTTAGGTCTACTTCTTTGTAAAACCTTCTCTACCTTTCTAGAATATTCTTCGTACTGTTCGAAGTTATCTAAGTCGAATGAATCATTTAAGTTCTTCATTTCAACATAAGTAGAGAACTGATAGATTTTCTCTTTAATATATTCTGAATCAGATAATTGAATTGAATAAAGATTTTTGATAACCTTCTCGATGTTTGGGATATCATCCTTAGTAACCAGGTCAACATAGTTTTTAGATTCTAGCATTTCTCTGAGTACTTGTTTAAGGACATTCTGTGAGGGTATCTTTCTTTGCTTCTTGAAGTATTTAAGTATACCCTCACAAATTAAGGAATGTTCGATAAGTACTAAGTAGCTTGGTTTTATTCTGCTTAATACTAAACCTCCTTCCTTATCTTGAATGATGAACCTGAGAATCTCTAACTGAAAGTCAGGTGCAAAGCTAAATTTAATTTTATTCTTTTTCATACATTATTATATTGCAATATTATATACTAATAGATTTAGATAGTCCTCATGTAGTTCTGAACTCATGTCCACAATATCTAGTCTTCTTATCCTCAGCCGTTCGGTGAAATTTTTTGATATTCTTATATTATATAAAATATATTTATTATATTTGCATAACGAAATACTTAAAGAATATGAGGAAATGTAATGGAAACAATGGTTCAGAGCTTCATAGATTAAAACCCATGCAGGATTATGATGAAGCAATGTTTAATCGGTTATACAAAGTTTGTAAGCCAGTTATTCGGAACCTTACCAAACAGATTGATTACAAAAGGTTTAACCTTACGCCAGATATAATATCTTCTTATTTCTGGGATAAAATGTTATTTGTTTTTAATAAGTACTACGGTACTTGTAGTGAAGAACATCTTAAAGCAAGAATCCTTTCTTCTCTTGCTACATTTAAGAATAAGCTTCTTCGATTTGCCTATGGAGAGATTGCAGAATACAATCAGAACCTATTTAAACTTGAAGACTTATTTGATAATGATAAAGAGTTAGAAGATGACGATGAAGAGGTTAAGGCTAAGGAAGAAATGCTTGAATTATTATATAAGTATATGAAAGAGAAATTATCTCCAGATGCTTATATGGTATTTGAAGTATTACTTACTCCACCTCCTTATATTAAAGAACGAATTAAAGATGGAGAAAGAATCACCAATATAATGTTGGTTGAGTTCTTTGATATGCCTAGAACTAAGAAGTCGGTTAAATACATAGGAGAACTCAAACAAGATATCTTATATTGGGAAGAGAAAGCTAAAGAAGAACTTCACTACTAAACACAAAAGAAAAGGGGCGTTTCCCAACGTCCCTCTCCTATAATCCATAAATTAAAAGTTCTTTGTCAACAATATAAGTAGTTAAGACATAATATTATAGTTTTATAATGTATGCCAGTACGTAGTAAGGTGGCCTATTTTCGTGAGGTTGACCTCCACCTGCAGCCCTGGTATCATGGTCCCATAGGCATACATAAGAATTATCTCTATCAGTTTTATTACTACCAGAAAGGTTATTACCAATCCATTGAGTACCATTAGCTCCCACCAAATCTGAATGAGCCTCGATAAAGTAAGCATCTGCAAAGTTGTGAACGTGAGAAGGTATCTCCTGAGTAGAAAGAGTTACTTTCTCTTGGCCACCAGTATTACCAATCAAATTATAATCTTCATTACCGGATGACCAACCTACAATGAATTTACCTGATAAGTCTGGTGTTTGTAAATCTTCTACAATCTGACCATTACATAAAGCCCAGCCTTCTGGTACGGAAACTCCATTCCACATTGCAATTAATCCTCTTGGTATATTAGCTCCTGCCATACCACCAAGCTTTTCATCAATGTAAGCCTTGATATCAAAGTTTGGGAATCCTTGCAATAGTCGTAAGAGAGTTTCTATATTGGCTTGTTGCATTCCATGGATAGCAGTATTATATTCTACTGGTTGGGGAAACTTTCCTGCATAAGGAACAATAGAATATTTCTCTACTGAGTTATCCATTGAATTAGTACCTTGCCCATATATACCAATTAATACCATTGAGGATTTGTCTACCAAACCTTGAGATACTGAAGCCATAGCTCTATTCACTAGAGACTCATATGATAATTCATTATCTTCTAATACATTTGTTTTTGACAGGTTTCTAGAATCCTTGGGTGTTGGGTATAATGGGTCTACTGATTTCTTGTACAGAGAATAGAACGAATTAGATTCATTCCAGAAAGCTCTGAACTGTACTGGATTCTGTACAGGCTCTTCCAAAGGTGTATGGTAAGCAAATACAATCACATCCTCATTAGAACCCTTTGAGCCTTCAATATTAGGTATACTAATATTAGCACTATCAGAAATATAGATTGTACCATCCCTTGCTATACAACCAAAATTTGTATCTGGTCCTTCACCAGAATCTGCAGCTTTAGTCAGATACCTTGAAAGGATTCTATCCTTTATTGCTTGATATGCAGGAGAAGTAGGTTCTCCATTAGGCAAGAGAGTGATTGCATTATTTACAATCGTTGCAGAACCAAATCCACAAAATGGGCCAATGCCTACTGGTGCAGCTATAGCTTCAGCTGCATCCTTAGACTTTATTATACCTTCATAATCAAAATAGGTTTTCATAATGTATCTTCGTTATTGTTATTACTCTTATATTCTTTCGATTGGTTTTTCATATCTTGGAAAGCCTCTCCTACAGCCTTGAACTTGAAGGTTATCAATTTCCAAAAGATAGACCAGATACTGTACTTCTTTTCTACACCATGTAAAGTACAGATATGATTATAAATACTATCTATTTCAAAACAGTAACATAATACCATTACCGTTATAGATACTGTTATTGGATTTAATCCGTAAGGTTCTCCGATGGCTTTACCTATTACGGCACCCAGTAAGATGTAACACAGGTAATCAATGATTTTATTAAGAGTTCTTCTCCCGGCTCTAGATTTTCTTATTTCAATCTTCTTTGCCCTACTTGCAGATATCCCAAACCAAAAATCTGTAAGTATTAGTACAAAGGCTAATAAAATCATCCACCTCAAATCAAAGATAATGGCATAACATTCAGAAGTGAATCCAATGATACCAATTTTAAACAATGTGTTAAAAGAGCTGCTTTCCATTTTGTTTATTCTATTTTAAGTGACCATTCTGTTCCTTCCGGAACTAATATATTAATACCTTGTTCCGAAATATCATTGGATTCCCAAGTAAGTTCTGTCTTATCAACTACATCCAACAGGTTTACTATGAATACTGCTTTAACTGCAGGATTAGCTTTCACATAGAAAGTATGTTTACCTGGTAAATTAGTAAAGAATTGATAAGGACTTGGATGAACTACATCTGGAGCTGTCTCATATACAATATCCGAAACTTCTCCAGTATCTGAAGTACATGTTACGATAGTAGATACTTCTTGTACATCTTTGCTTAGTTCTGCACTTACTGGATTACAAGTTAAAATATACTTAGGTATAACATCTTTAATCGTAAGGCTTACTACTGAACCTTGATAATAAAACTCATAATTACCTGCTTTATCGAAAGTGATAAGAGTGTTCGAATTGTATTTCTCAGATGAACCCTCTAAGTCAATCCCAGTTATCATATTACCACCATCTCCCCAACGTAGGTAGAATTGGCAATTCTTGGATTTGGTTAATTGATAGCCTGCCTTGATATACTTTCCTGCATCTGCTTCAGCTTCAGAGTAAGGTTCTAATTCATACCAATTCTCATCCTCTTCATTCAAAGGTTCTAACCACAAGTAGGATTGAGGAGTAGGTATATAAGCAAGTACTTCTACTTCTACAGACTTACTAGCATCACCCACCGATTCAAATTTATAACTTCCAGCTTCATTAAATTGGTATTCTGTACTTCTACCATAGTAGAAATCAGGACCAACTACATAGCGATTAGTTAATTCTAAAGTACCAAGTTTTACCCAAGTACCTTGGGTATTCTTTTTGTAAATGGTCACCTCGGTATCAAAATAACTACCTAAGTTTGCACTTTCGAAAGTAGAATAATAAATACCCGATGTAACCCAAAGATTAACTGATGCAGAACCTTGAGCATTTAGGTTTAATCGTTTGTTTGATACGCCTATATCGTAGTTAATCGTATAACCTAATCTGTAAGCTACTACTGTACCATAATTACTAGCATTACCTGAGTCATCTTTAGTACATCTGAATTGGAATGTACCAGTAGTAGTTGGTGCCCATCTTTGACCATTACGAACTAAAATACCTGGGTCTGAAATACATACGGCAATAAGTTGACTTGTATCTTCGTTAGGATCTGAAGAACGAATAGTTATCAAAGACTTTTCACCGTTGGTAAGATTTATATTCCGAGGTTCACAGAATACCGTATAGTTAGTAGCAATTGCCGTTACCTTTAGAGTAACCTTCTTTGCAGGAAAGTCTGCAATAACCCATTCGTAAGTACCTGCAGAAGTTATTTCCCAAACAGAACCCGAATCTTTAGTTTCATAAGTATTAAGTAACTGTACCGATACGGGTTTAATATTTCCCTGATAATTCATATTTGCAGTTACCCTTACTTTGATTACTGGATTAGTACCTGTAATTACTAAATTATCTGGGTCTGTTCCTCCTTCTACTAAGTCGGCATATATGTGATAAGATTTAGTGTAATATTCTAAACCTACATCTACATAAGTAGTTACTGAATTATCTCCTACACTTCGAAAATAATATCTTTGGTCACCCTTTCTTGCATAGAAAATAGAACCGCTTTCATATTTCTTTGAGCTCCACTTATTCTCAGATGGGTCATATCCAGTTACCTGATATCTTAAATCGGCATCATCGTAATCAGAAGTAATAGTTACTCTAATGGGTACTTCTGTTATATGTCCTGTTACAATCTTTGCAGGACTGATAAGAGGTTCAGCTACAATTTTATAATTGTAAGCCAAATCAAATCCATAAGCAATCTTCCCAGATACATTGTATGGTAAGAATCTATCGAATAACTTATCAATTGATTGTTTGAAAGCTTTGAACTCTGGAGTGGGGGAAGTAAACCCATGACCGCTTATAGAAATACCTACCTCTATACATTGAGCACAACCATAAATCTTATCATAGTTGTATTTGTCGTACTGAGAATAATCGGTATCATATAAGGGGTCTACCTTTTCCCATTTATCCATCTCTCCATCGGTTGGGTCTGTAATTGTACAGGTTAGCCCATACATATTAAAAAGAATTTCGAAGAATTTTCTTGAGCCACGAATCTTAAGTAACGAGATTGAATACTTTAAGATAGTTCGAATCTGTTCATCACTTAAGTTGGGAACTCCCTTGTGTTCTCCGGTTCTAGCAAATGGTAATGCTCCCAAGAACTCCCAGAGGTAATTTAAATACCTCTGCTGAGTTTTATCGATATCGATTATATCTAGAATATTATCAATATCTTTAGTTATATCTTCTTGGAAATAGTTACCACAAATTTCTAGAAATCTTTCTAATATGCCCTTACCGTCGACTTTATAAGTATCTTGCTCTTTAAATTCGAAAGGTAAGAAATCAATTAGGTTTTTAAGATTTGTCATACGATTTCATTTACTTTAAGTGTTAACTGACTTGAGTCTTCGAATACCGGAATATTATAACCTGGGTCTGTATAATCCTTGTTGGGTTCTGCAATGGTTATGGTATATCTAAATCCGGATTGATAACCATTATTCTGGATATCCAAGGCAAATACAAATCCATTTATAGTATCTCTAATCTGTGTAGTCTTACCCACTTGGCCATCATAAGAAAAGCCTCCCTTAACTGAACGTACTGTAAATTGAGTACCCGAGGAAAAAGATATAAAGTAAGACATACTACCATTAGCCTCGTCTAATTGGAATTGACCAAGGATTAATTCCTTGTTACCGTATACCGTAGTAGGCCATGGTTTAGTATAGAACTTCTTCAAGTGTAAATAATCTACTGATTCAAGATTATCTATGAGTGCATAGATATCAGAGATTCTTACGCTGCCACCAATGTCTGAGTTCTCCGGAGAATAAGCATTAAATAATGCACTAAGAATCTGTGATTGTATTTCTGAAGTTTTATAAGACTTCTTCCCAGTAACTTCTACATCCAAGATAATATTTACTTTACCTGCAGACTTAACGGTTAACCAAGTAGTAAGTGGTGAGTTCTGATGTAATACATCATATACTTTTTGAATAAGGTTAGAGTCAGCAGTAGCACCATTATCAGGAGATATATAAACGATTAGTTTTCTACCACATTCGTATTCTGCCTTTGCCTTACTAACCCCATCAACCAGTTTAGCTAAGTCTATGAAGTCCTGTTTGGTAATAGCTACTCCCATAGTCTTTACACTCAAAGGTATGTGTTCCTTGAGCATACTAAAATTCTCATAGGATGAACCTCCACCTGCAGCATAAGTATTAGATACAGTAGCATCTGTTACTGATGAAGATATAACTGAAGGTACAGAAGTAATCATACCAGATTTTACATTACCATTGATACCAGTAGTAAGGTAGAACTTAACCTCAGATATCTTGGCATTAGCTGCAGGCTTCTGTCCATATTTACCATCACCAAATAAGATATATGGATTTAAAGCTTCATCCATAGTAACCATGAAATGTTTATCGGTGGGTTTTGAATAAGCAAAGGTATTTACCAATACCCAAGATTCTCCACCAATCTTCATACTCATAGTTCCATGTTCGTAGTACTTACCATTAGGTAATGTACCCAGGGTAATAGTTACCCTTTCATCTGAAGGTATAACCATTCCATTTATCTGGCTTTCTGTATATAATTCATGTTGTACAACTGGAACTTTACAAGTAGTTACATTAGCATACCAAGTTACATCCCTAGAAGATAACCATTTGTTACCATTAGAATCTGTAAATAAAGTTCCAGAAGGTATAGTTAATTTAGCACCAATAGAATCTCCAGATACATCCCTGGATACTACCAAATCTACTGATGCTGCAATAGCACCTCTTGCATGATAATCTACCAAAGCTCCATGCCTAACTACTGAACTGTATTTACGAGCAGTAGGTAAGAAGGATTCCCTTGCCATATTATCAATGTAGTAGTGAAGAACTTCGGCAATTGCCGCAAACAATGAAAGGATAATGATTAATATATTTCCTTCCGAGTAATCAGTTACGAGTACATTGCCATCTTTGTCTTTGATATTCGTAAGTGATTCTATCAGCTTGGCCTTAATCTGTTGGTAAGACCTCTGATAAGGGTTGAGCCATTTATTAGTGATTCCCATATTAATAAGAGTTTAATGAATTTTCATTTTTATCATAGGTCAGGTACAGGTACTGACTAGTAGAAGTTTCATTAACTACATAATGAACTTCTATGTTTATTTTAGCACCTTGTCTAGAAACGGTGATACCCTTAAAGGTAATCCTTTGTTCCCATGCACCAATTGAGCTTTTAATAAACTCTTTAATAATAAAACTTAGGGCTTGTGTATTTGGCTCTTCTATACATTCCCATAGGCGATTCCCAAAGTTTTCCTGTCGAAATCGTTGTCCTATTAAATAATACATTATAGAGCTTATATTATTTCTTACCAAAGCCATATCACCATTAACAGGATACCAACCTGTTTCACCCTTTTCGTTTCTTGTAAGTTGAATAGGGAATATCATACCCTTTCCAACAATGTTAGTAAGATAGTTATCCATTAGTGTATACATTTAATGTCCTCATAATCTTCTTGTTTGAAAGTAGAGAACGGTTGACTTGCTTGAGTTACGGTAGGACCTGAAGAACCAGGTCCAGTAGTTACACCCGAGTGTACGTGAGAATTGAATAAAGTTCTTAGAGTTTCCAGTTCTTTAATGGTATTATTGAGTTTCTCGGTTAGTTCTTTGATATTAACTACTCCTTGATTCTCTCCCTTATTTAAGATTACTGTATCACCAGAACCTACACTTACATCTCCTTGTGCTTGAATAGAAATGTTTCCCTTAGCAGCAAGGCCTACATCTCCATTTATATAAACAGTTAGCTTTCCATTATCATCATCAAGTACCATTACATTTCCTTCTGGAGTTATAATACCCATTTTATTAGGACCATCCAAAGGGTCTGGTATTTGTTGTAGTCCCCAACCATGATATTCCCATAGGGGTTTAGTTGGGTCTCCAAATTCAAAAGTAACAAATACTATATCTCCAACCTTAGGAGCTAAGTACTTGAACCCATTGTTGATAGAACCATGTTGGCCTTTTGCATAGGCCCATGTAATAATTCCACCCATGACTTCTGGACAGCATACCTTGATACGGTTCATATGTTTCTCCGTATCATTATTATCTACCACTATGCCACGGTAGACAGAGTAGTATCTACCTAAACCTTCGATACCCTCTTCTGTTAATAGTTTAGCTGTTGAGTACATTATTTCTTGTTGGATTTATATCGTTCATAAGCTTTCATTGCCCAATTAAACTCATCAAAGTTATACCTTTCTTTCATAGAAGGAGTAACCTTCGATTGGTCTGCCTTTACCACATTGGTCTTACCATAGATTGCTGTACCATTTGAAGTTACTACTGTACCTTCTGTACGAACTGTACCTGCAGCAAGAGCCTGAGGGTCTTTAGCATTTATCTCATCATAATAGAACTTATTCTGTAAGAACTCTCCTGCACCTTTCTTATCGATAATTCTACCCTTATCATCCATGTATCTTTCTACGAAGTATACTACTTCATTGTAGGTAAAGTCATGTACAATATCGGAAGCATTAGCAGTATTCTTCTTGTTCTTACCAAAGTCAGTTTTAGCAGAATCCTTAGCATCATTACTTACAATGTCCTGAGTACTAAGTTGGGTCTTAGATGTAGTCTGTCCATCCCTTGCATTATTCTTAACCAAGTCTAATGTACAGAGATAACCTTGACCTGCATCCATTGAATGTTGTACTGACTTGATATACCAAAAGCCTGACCACCTTTTTCCTACATTCTCTAAAGATATTATCTGAGAAGATTGTAATGAAGGTCTACCTACTACAGTCATTTGGCATACCAACTTTCTTTCGGATATCTTAAGACCTCCATTGGCATTAGCATTCATTGCCCAAGTAACCTTATCTGCTCCGCCGTATCTACTAAAGAGATTATGATATAACTTATAGATTGGTACTAAGAATGGTACCTTCTTCATTCTTCGTATCTTAACTTTAGCTTTAACCTTTCGAGTCATAGTGGGTGTAGTAACCCCATCTCCAGAATACTCTACTTTATAGGTATCAGGGTATACAGTAATATATGGATTCTTTTCCATTGCAGATATACCTCTCTGAGATTGGTTATCTATCATTTGTTTTTCATAAGGATTACTTGAAAAAGTTCTGATATTCACCATGTGAGTTATAGTTCCACCTTCTGGGTCATATTCTCTTGGGTCTACCCATTCTTCTGCAAGGTATTCCATTTTATATTCTCCAGTAAATAGGTATCTTTCGTTTTCTAGTAATTGCCTAAGATTACTTTCTAACTCTTTACCGTTCTTAGAGTTCTTCAAGATTTGCTGAATAACCCTTTTCTTATCGTTCGGTAAATTGTTTACAGCAGTATTAATTGCTTCTCGATATTGCTCAGTACTCAGATTATCTAAAGCCTCTTGTTTACCTGCATTGTAAGCAACATAGGGTTTCTGAGAACCATACTCTTTCATTGCAGAATTATACTTTTGAGCTTTAGCTCCATACCTTTGTTCAGCTTCCATCTCGGCAGCAATATTAGTAGTAGGATGACTACGATAATCTTCGTAAGGTACACTACCATAATTTACTACCATTGTATTATCTACTTGAGCTACAAATGGTTTGAGTAAAGTTACTTCCTCTTTCTCTTTTTCAGGTTCTGTGATATCTGTTGAACCTACAATTAAACCTTTATCTTCTGGGTCTAAGGCTTGAGTTAATTGAGCCTTTACCCTTTTGGTTACTTTCTGAGTAGCGAATGATACTCTAAGTACTTCTCCATTTTCTGATTGGTAAATATAATTGTATTCTGGTTCTTCTTGAAACTTACGGTTGTGTATGTATATTACACCATCCCGGGAATCAATATACCAAGGACCATTTGCATACCCTTTCATCTTTTGTTCTAATTGAACTAAGATGTTATTTCCTATTAATCCCAAGTCACTATCTATCAAGGACTTTAAATCACTGGGCATAGCTACTTGAGCTACTCCACTAAACCGGTTAGCGTAAAGTATCTTTCCAGTAGTAGTTCGACTTTGTTCTGTCGGGACCTGTAGTGACTCGTAAACTTTATTACTTATTATTTGTTTAGCCATTACTGAAATATTTCTATGATTACGCCTATATCATCATTACAACCATTATCCAAGAAGTTGGATAAACTGTGTTCTGATAAATCCGAATGAGTATAAGGTGGTTGGAATCTTAAATCTCCAACTGTATCTATACACTTAATCGTCACATGAGTACCAGTAGAATCGAATACACAATCCAAATCTCTAACCTTGATACTTCGTACTGGGCTAGAGATAAATTGACCATCTGGATATAGGTATCCCCACTGAAGGTAAATAATTGAGCTTTCCTGGAGATCTTCGATATCTACAGTATCGGGGTCTCCAGTATCAAATGTAATGGTAGCTAAGTTCTCTTTCTCCTCATCATACTTGTAGCTCCAATTACTTATATAAGCGCCAAGAGGTATGCCAGTAATGGGATTCATTATAGGCATACCTCCAGAATTGAACAGAGCCATGTAAGGTGTTGCTGTTCCATTATAAAGTATTGGTTGGTTAGGTTTTCTAGTTGCCGCCATACATAGGTATTCTTAAAATTTGATAAGGTTCTAATTCTTGAAAAGGGTTCAAGATATTATTAGCTTCAGCAATCAGGTACCACTTACCAGAGTCACCATAGTAACGATAGGCAATATTCTGTATAGTTTCTCCATCCAATACAGTATGTTGTTTATCGTTATCAGTGTAAGGAACGTTTGGAGGAGTTACCTCTAATGAATAATCTCCCTCATCATACTTAAGAGCAATGGCTCCATCATAGGGACTTGCTCCTGTTAGGTATTGATTTAAGTCTATCATATCTGTATTCCTTTTGTATTCTTTAAATCTTCTTCAGTTACAATATCTTGATAAGATAAGTTATAAGCACTTACCCTTTTGAAGATTAATTCCTGAGTTGCAGCTGCAGGCAATAACTTTAAATCCTCGATTGTACTTGACTTACCTGCTACTCTGGTCCTTGAGGCATTCCTAAAGTTATTCAGAGTATAAGTTGCAGATGTAAGAATGTATTGATGATTATCAAATATACCAGAACTGCCCCATTCGATTTTTAGAATCGGGGGACTTGCCTGATAAGAGTTTGCCTTAGTCCACATTTCCAATAATCGGCATTTAGTAATTACCTCTTTTGGATTATCTGGGTCATTACAGAACCAAGATACATTGAATTGAATTATATCTTCACTACCAGTATAATGGTACATGGGAGTATTACGTCCCATTGATTTAATCGTTGCCCAAGTAGTTTCTCCTCGGAAATCAATTGAAGGTGGTCTGTTCTGAAGAGTGATATATTGATAGGGGCTAGCTGTAAGATTATAAATCACTACCTGATTCATGTTTCTTACTTCTGGCATTACCAAGAAGAGTTCTTTATTCTTCGTAACATTCTGGCCTTTAGCCGGGTCCATTTCTTCGTATCCAAATGGAACTCCACCTTCTATTTGATGTTTTAATTCCATTCGATATTGAGCCTGAATCCTTTGATTTAACTTAGGATTCTTTGAATTAGCTCTGGGTCCGAATGGGTTATTTGGGTCATATACTTTACCCTTATCTGCAGTATCTTTAGGCAAGGTTGAAGTTGCCCTATTGAGATAGATTCTGGCCCTCCAAAGTTTATTTAAAGGGCCAGTAAGAACTCCTGCAGAATCTCTGGTAAGGTCATTGTATTTTTCAACAACCCCACCTGCTATCCGATTTAATATTCTTGCCATGATTGTTTAGTTTAATCCCAATGATATACCAGTAAAATCTTGTTGGCCACCAGGAGCAAAGTCTCCAGCTTCATTTCCATCTACTGATATATTAATTCTTGAATCCTTAAATCCATCTCTGATTGCACTCCTAATGGCATCAACAAAAGCTTGTTGATTTCTATCCTGAATGGAAGCTTTAGTTTCTTCAGAGGTTAAAGCCGCAGTATTCTTATCCACAGAATTTGTAAGACCACCGATTACTTCGATTAATGCAGGAATAGCTATAGAAGCTAGTAGTCCCCAAGGCCCACCTAAGAATCCTAAAAGTCTACCACCAAGTAATCTAGCACCAAACCCCATAGCACCTTTCTTAGCAATCTGTTGGCCTGCAGTTTTAGTTACATTAGAACCTATTGCTGTACCAACTCCCATACCTGCAAGTGTACTCATTGAAGTAAATCTTCCTCTTGCATCTCTTGCTACTACAGTACCTTTCTTGGTTTTACCTATAGCACCTCCCATGGGCAATGCAAAGAATTTACCTGGAGCCATTTGCATAGCAGTCATCCTCATCATCATTGCAGAGATATTTCTCATATGACCTTCAAGGATAGTAGCTTGAACATTAGTTCTTACCATACCTTCTGCCATACCATTAGTCTCGGTAGTAGCTAAAGCTTGGAAAGTACCAATCATTTTGATTGTACCCTGAATAAATTTGAAGCCTTGATATAAAGTACCTACTACTGCTCCAGTTGCAACTACCTTTACCAAGAACTTACCTGCCCAAGTTTCTTGTATACTGTTAATAATCTTTAGGATACCAGAACCCAATTTAAGTACTGGGCTAAAGACTTCAGCAAGTGTAGAACCTGCAGTTACAATAAAGTTCTCCCAGTTTGATTTAAACTGTTCGATAATACCAGCAGGAGTTTGTAATCTTTCTTGAGTTAAGTTTTCTACTGTACCGTTTGCACCTGCAACCTTATCCATAAATTCTGTAAGCTTATTAGCTCCAGTCCAGTAATCCTGAAGTAAAGCTGAGGCAGCTCTTGTACCACGAACTCCAAAGATATTGAATAAAGCAGAGGAGATATCTATTCCTCGTTTACCTCTAAGTTTATCTCCCAGGATAGATATAATCTTATCTAATCTCAAAAGATTGCCAGAGGCATCTACTAGAGAAGCTGGGTCTATACCTAAAGATTTTAGCATCTCACCACCTCCCTTTTTCTGCCCGGTTACAGAAAGGGTTAAATAACGCATCATATTTGCTAATGCAGTACCTGCTGATGAAGCTTGGATACCTTGATTACCAAGTACTCCAATGGCTGCAGCTGCATCACCCATACTGATTTTGGCATTTCTAAATTCTGCTCCTGAATATTGGAAAGATTGGGCAAGGTCTGTTAGAGAAATATTTGCAGAGGTTACTGCAGTTGCCAATTGGTCTACTACCTGAGTAGCATTCTGTGAAGGTATATTAAAGGTCTGCATGATGTTAGTCATCAAGTCAGCAACTCCACCTTTCTGACCAATAGGCATACTAAAGATAGAAGCCAGTTTAGCTGCAGGGCCAATCATTCTTTCGATTTGCTCTACATTGTTACCAGCCATTGCCAAGTACTTTTCGCCTGATGCAATATCTGCAGCAGTAAGAGGAGTTACCTCATTGACTTCTTTGGCTACTTGCATTAGCCTTGCCTGTTGAGCAGCATTAGCTCCAGACATTTTAGAAGCTAAGAATACTTGGTCGTATACTCCTGCAGAATATTGGTAGGCTTTAGCCATACCACCAACCAATTCTTTTCCAAAATCAAAAGCATTAGCAGCAGACATTTGAATACCTCTGTTCCAGGTATTCATATCATTCATCATTGTTCTGAATGAATTAGATATCCTGCCTGCTTCATTGGAGAATCGGTCTTTTAATACCATTGCAACACCGACCTCAACTAAGCTTCTACTGTTTATCATTTATTTTTAATCTTTTTTAGGTTATCATAATATTCATCGGCTAAGTCTTTAAATCTCTTTCTTTCTCGATACGGAAGACGCAAAAAGCTGAGATAATCAAGGACTATCTCAGCTCTACATATATAAGCAAATGTACCTGGGTGGTCTACGCTTCCGTCAGGTAGAAAAAAGATGATGATAGCATAACTGGGTATTCAGCCTTTTCTCCAGTAGTGGGATTTTCTACTTCTGTATTACCGCTGAATACTGGGTCATAGGCAAATACTGCCTTACGAATTTCAGCCATATCCCTTACTGAAAAGAGAGAGAAGTTTTCTACCTTTTCCCATTTGTTATCTACCAGTAATCTTAGGTTTCTTGCCATCAAGCCAGCACTCTTGGTTTGTTTTTCTATAGGTAACATAACCAACCAACGTTCTCCTGCACCGGTCATCAAGTCAAACATAACTTGTTTACCAGAAGATAATACTACTTCGTAATCTACGAGTTTCTTCTGCTCTGGATAATAAGGAATAGCATTGGGTTTTTCATCCATCTCTTTTTCGGTAGGTAATGTTCCATAATCCTCAAATACCATTTCTCGAAGTGATTGCCCATAAGTTACTAGCCCACCATTCTGGCCCCAATTATATTCAAATTCTACTTCTTCACCGAGTGAGAAAATTCTTGACATGAAGATAATGTGGTACCGGTCATTCAAAGGGATACGGTCTGCATCCTCTATCGTAAGTCTTCGGTTAGGAGTGAAGTCTGTATCTACCACAATTGCCTGAATAAACTTGGTAAGGTTCATCAGATTCTTAGAGTCCATAGGATTTGATAAGATATCCTCATCTGCACCATTCTGTTCCCTGATTGAGTATCTATAACCTGATGGGGTTATGAACTCATGTGTTCTACGATTTAATTCCATGTTTAAATAAGTTATTTGGTTATACTTTAGTTCATAGTGTTCGCTGTAACAACAAGAAAGGGGTGAGCCCTTTCTAGGAATCCCACCCCTCCCACCTAAAAATCTTAGTGAAAATAGACTAAGCGTTTTTAATACTTATCTACGGTACCTACTGAGAATTCGATACTTTCGATAGTGTTTTCTGAAGCCATTCTGTTCAGGTCTAATCCTGTAATCTTACATGGCCATACCTCTTCGAAGAGGTGGGTGTTAAGTACGGAAACTCCATCTTCAGCAAGTTCATTTACGATTACATTTTCCCAGTATTGGCTTGGTACCAAACCTCCACCAGCAATCATATCTTGGCATGAATAAAGCCAATCATGAAGCCATGTATCTGAACCTGCAGTAGTTAAAAGTTTACCTACTACTAAGTTACCTACAGTAACTCTACCGGCAGTTTTAACGTCCCGGTTAACGTCTCCATGAGCAACCTGGTCAATCCCTACATCTGGCAAAGTACAAGTTTGGAACAGATAAGTATTGATTGGGTGCTTAGGGAATGTGATACTCCAAAGGAATTTCTTTCTTGGATTCTTTACTTTTGCTCCCATGTTTTCTTAATTTTATTCGTTAACATCCTGAACAGATACGGACTTGGATGCCTGGTCAATATAGATGCCCATAGTGATTTCTTGCATCGGAACGATATCCTTGAATTTCAGGATTGCTTTGTATTTACCTTGACGAACATCGGCTTCATTGTTAACCGATAAGTCATTGTACGAGTTAGCGTCTTGGTCACCCATCCAGGTGTATTCAGACATGGCATCTTCATCTACCAAGTTATCCAGCATTGGTTTAACTTCTAGATAAATCTTATTCCAAGTGTTCCAGATATTTGGTTCTTCCAAATACTTTTCTAGAATAGGTCTAAGATTCTTTTTGAGATACAGATTCAATCTTACAATTGCAAGGAATCTTTCTGAATCCTGTTTTACCTGAGAAGAAAAACAATGCCACAGCAAAGTTTGTTTACCTTGGTTAGGAACATCTTTGATACAGATTATATTTGCATAATTCTGTGCTAACTCATTGAGTTCCTTAGTTCTTGAAGGAGAACCATAATTTGGGCATACTGGACCATTACCATCATAGATAATGCCCCGATTCATACCAGCAAATGATTTCCAAGGTCCAAACTGAGAAGCAGAAGCATCTCCTAATCCTGCAATGGTACCAAGAACATCTGAATCTACCAAGTTACCGTCGGCATTATAGTATTTAATACCACCACCAAAGTAAGCAACATACTTACTGTTACCTACAGTACCAAGGCAAGTCTGAATCCAAGTGATGATTGATTTCAAGTCTCTTGGTTGGTCACCCTGAGTATAGTGAGTAGTATATTTTGGTACTTCAATGTAGTAGGTATATTCTTGCAGTTCTTTAACCATATCTACTGCAGCCTTGTGTACTTTAAGTACATCAGCGGATGCTTCAAGATGTTGGTCAATGTGTGAACAGAAGATTTGATATACATCTACATAATCCTTAACGAATTCCAGAGAAGCAATCCATTCGTCTGCCGTAGGAGTACTACCGGCACTACCAATTGTACCATTCAATTTTACTCCATCGGCAGTGATAGCAGCACCATTGAGTTTAATATCAATTGGGTTTCTTGTCCCATCTACATCATCAGTTAACCATTTGATGAAGTTGTTCCAAGATTTGATGTTCTCTGTCTTTTCAGTTAATACCGGAACGATATATTCTGAGTTCTTTGCAAATGCACTCAGAGCAAGGTAATCTACAGAAGTATCATTGTTATCATCTGCAGTTTTGTAGGTTACTACTGGACCTTGTTCAAGTACCTGGCCATTAGCACTAATTACTTGATAGTAAACCGTGTTAGCCTGTTTGTAAATATTCACAGAGAAAGTTTCAGCACTACCAACTGGGTCTCCATATCCTTTAGTTACCAAACCAAAGCCAACAGCAACTGAACCAGAAGTAAACTTGAAAAGAGTAGAAGCCGTGGGTTCCTCTGGAGTTGCAGAAGCTACTACCGGAGAACCGTCTTCAGCAGCCTTAGGAGCAGATGCAGCTTTAGCTCTTGTTGCAGCAGATACTACACCTTTGGTTGCACCCTTACCAAGTACACGAATAATACGAAGCTTAGAACCACCATTGAAAGCCTTTTCGATGTTTGATACAGAACCATCTGGTACTATCTCAGAACCAAAGACTCTTTGGAATTGAGAGAAAGATTGGATAAGTTCTGATGGGTCATCATATGGACCTTTAGTAGTTCTAGCCAATACACATGAAACTCCTAACATAGGAGTAGTTTGAAGAACGTTCTCGTTCTTAAACTCGAAATTTACAGATGGTGAATTAGGCATATTTATACTAATTAAGTTAATTACTCATTTATTTAATACCCTCTAGTATTGAGCTATTTTACGTTAAGGTTAAGTAAATCGGATTCTGGCTTTTCGGTTAGTCCCATCAATATGGATATATCCTGAATTGGTACAAGTTCACCTTCTTCAGCAAGTCTCTCAGGTAATATACCATCCTTACAAGTATACTGATATACCTTTTCAAGTAGACCATGATTCTCGTCAGGGTGGTCATAGTAATTACCTATTTCTATAAATAGGTTTCCGGTTGGTGCTACCTTACCATCTTCCCATTCTTCTAAGTTATTATAATAAGGTCTTACGTATCCACGAGAAGGTAATGCTTCATACATGATATTATGAAGCAATCTCATATCGGCTTGAGTATTGGATACCAGATGAATATCTAGAGTTATATCTTTTGTTTCGTATGGAAATTCTGATGCTTGGTAATTTCCACCCTCTAGTTTATCACCAATGATATATTTGTTCACACCTATATCACCATTATAGAACCCTTGTAGTTCAATGGTAATTCTAGGGCATGTCTTTGCACCCTTAACCTGATTGTTACCTATACCGTATATGGGAATGAATTTAGGCATAGCATCCTTATCTGCCTGAAATCTTTTCTCGTTCTCCTGTGATAAGGGTAGGTAGTCTTCTGGGTTAAGAGTTAAACCTTTTTTAAGTGCCGTTTGTAATAGACAGATATAAAAAGTTCTTTCTACGATTTCTTCTGCATTTACCATATCATAAACTTCTTACTGCTAATATATCAAATGTACCTTTGCCACCATCAGAGAATTCTACATCCCAACCTCCAGATATTGATATAGCTAGTTGAGATTGTCTAGCATGAGCTGTACCTGAAAAAGTAGGCATAAAAGTATTAGCTACATTACCATAACCATCAACCCAATAAGTTGTAGTTGAAGTAGTTGGTATAGAATTACTAACTACTCTTTGTTCACCAATAGCTGGTATTTTAAAAGAAGCTACACTCTTATCTACTTCTTTACCCTCGATGTATTTATACTTATAACCTGTAACTGTAAAACCAGAAGAACCCTCTAATCCTGTATTACCTAAGTTTACATTAACATGAGGTTCTATATTATAAGAATAGGTTACTTCACCAGCTGCCTGAGTTACAATTACTGTTTTAGTTAGACCACCAACTTGCTTGATAGTTAAAGTTCCACTGAGAAGCTGTTCCGTATGATTCTTAGAAGTAATGGATACCTCTAGAGTCTTTTCTTCATTATCAGTAAATCTTAGTCCAGCAGTAAATGGAGGTTCCTCTAGGAATTCTGCTGTAACTTCTACATTTTCCCAATCTCCTTGGGGTGTACCATTAATCATTTCCCTACGTTGAGAAGTGATTGCCAAAGTATCAGAGCCACCCTTACCCAATATGTTTATGGCTTCCTTATCTACTTCTAATTTGTATTCGTAGTTAAGGCTGCCTTTCTTTTGAATAAGATTTACAGTCTTAGGTACTCCATTAACTGTAATGGTAAGGATGGCTTTTTTATCTGCTTCTGTATCATTCACTTTTAACGGATGTACCATTACGAGTGCAGGACCAGTACCAGATGTTTTATCTGCTTCAAAATCTGCCATTATTTTGTATATTTTCTGAGTTCTTTTCTTACTTCATTACGTATAGACTTCTGTAAAGCATCAGCTCCACCTGCAGCTTTATAAGCAGGTCTCCATAATTCACGAGCAGGTAAGTTACCATCTCTACTACCGTATTCTAATATGATAGCAATTTGATTAAGGGTTTTACGAGAAGTCTTTCCAAAGTAGGTTGTCTTTTTCAATCCAGGAGGTAGACCAACAAAGGTTCTGTCTTTTCGGTTCACTATAGTAACTGACCTTGCATATTGACCAGTAAGGTTTAATAAAGTATGAGAACCATACTTCTTAAGAGTAGCAGCCGAATGAGGTGGCCAAGATACTCCGGAACCTGGAGGAGGAACTCCTGTATTTAAGCTCCTCTTAACAATACGAAGAAGTTGATTACCGAACTTCCTTGAACCCAAATCATAAGCTCTTTGCATAATTTGGGGAGTTCTAGTAATCAACTTTTCTGCTTGCATTTGTTTCCTTGGGTCTACATAAATCTGAACACTTCCTATCGGGAGTGATATATTTATGTTAACCTTTTTTGCCATCTTTCTTTTCTTTGTTGTTTAATCCCAACTCTTGGGCAATTTGCAAGAGAAGATTCTCCTGGGTTGATAGCCGAGTGTCTATCTCCATCTTAAATGTTTCAAGTTCTTCGGGTTTGTAAGCCTGAGCTGGAGCTTGGGGGGCAACCATACCTTCAATTGTCTTAAAGATATTATCGCATTCAGTTACGATAGTTTCATACTTATCCCGGTTATTAAGAACATTCAAGGCATTGGTTCTTTGAACATTTACCTCATTAACAATGTTCTTAAGGTCGGTAGTATAGTATACACCATTATGAATACCTTCCGTAGTTTGAACAGGTAAGAAGATTGTAAGTGAGGATACTGAATCCTGGATTACCACTTCTATACTTGAAACAAAGTTGCCATCATTGCCTGAAGACATAGGTTTAATTTCACCAACTCTGATTACTGTAGCTTTGTCAAAGATTGGATACATAGAACGTCTGTCTCTTTCTAAGGTATACAATGTATCACCTTTTTGTAGTTTCGAAAAAATCAATTCTTCCATAATTACCTCCTATTTATTAAATTTAAACCGAATAATACTGCACCTGGATTCTTCTGCATGAAGTCTACCAAGTTTAAGAATTGATAGTATCCTTCATCTCTAGGGTCTTGGCTCTCTAGGGTTTTGGCTAACATAAGCATAGAGAGCTTGATTACCATTGCCGGGTTGTTCAAATCTTACAGATTGACTTCTAGCTGATTCTCCATCGTTATTGGTTAATGCTCTAATGGCATAGTTATAGGTATCATCGGAATTCTGACCATTATAAATTACTTGTAACCAATCTCCTGAAGGTGGTATTAAAGTAGGTTTGATATATTTCTTAGCAAATTCTACATTATTCCTTTGTAAACTTGCATAGGAAAGAATATCTCTACTAGCAACAGAATCACTGTTCATAATATCACCACTCAGAATTACATTAGTATTAGTATTACCAGCCCCTTTCCAACCAAATAGGAAAATTCTCCGATAGGGTACTGGATTTACCAATAAGGTAATGGTAGGTACTGTTCCTACCTCTTTACCGTTAATTACAACTTTAGGATTATATAAAGTTATGGTATGAGTACGTGGATATTCTGATAAGTTCTGTACAGAATTACTAATACCTATAAAGGCATTTTCAGAATCCGATTGTAGAGTAGCAGATACCTGACCACTTGGTGAAACTATTGCCGAGTTATTTTCAGCTATGGTTCTAGAATCCCAAGAAGTAGGAGTACCTTCTACTCCATTGATAGAAGTATATTCTAGTATGTGTAAATCCATTCTTACAGAATTTTCCATACCAGTAATACCCTCTAATTCAACTTCAGTTACATTCTCTTCTACTGTACCATTACTATAGTTTGCAGTCCAAGATATTTCATACCGTGTAGAGATGGTAGCAGCATCTTGGGTAAATGCCCAACCATTTTCTACTTCAGCAGTACCATTATAAAACATTACACTACCAGACCGAGTTTGATTAGTAGTATTTTCTTTTACAGAAACCTCAAAATCATATTCATAATTGGTAGGATTACCACCAATTAAATCTACAGAAGCCCAATCGGTAACGGTAGAATCCAAATCGAAATCAGGTTGAACAGCAACTTTACTCGTTACTTTACCATTGATTAAGGTTTCCCTATAAGATTGAAGTGTAACAGTTATACTCTGAGCTAAAGCCGAAAACATTCCATCTGGAATTGGTTCTACATAATTGATATAATCCCTAGTAGTAATACTTGCAGCTAATTGATTAAGGTTCAGGGTAAGCTGTTTACCAGAACCACCCTGTTGTAATACTACTGTACCTCTTCGTATACTGGCTTCGGTATTTTCATATACTGGTATAGTAACATCATAATCTGCTCCTGAACCACTAGTACTTGATACCTTAGCAGATAAAGTACCAGTCCAGTTAGGTTTACTTATTACTGAAGTTTCTACTAAATTATAGGAAGACTCTTCTACCCCATTCACAACTTTATGTCTTCTAGATTTAATTACTGCCCTAGGAGTTGCTCCTGCAGCAGCTACAGAAGGAAAGTCCGTAGTTACTCCAAAGTAATAATTATAACTAACACTAGCACCTGCTTGAGTAGTTGCCATATCTACTTCCTTGCTACCATAGGTTAAAGTAAGACTTGCTCTACGAGAAAATTCAGAAGTATTTTTAGACAGAGTAATTCCTATATTATAACCATCTCCAGAAGCTTTGGTAATTTCTACCTTGGTAATGTATGAAGATTTGGCTCTTAGAGTTGGTGTAACATTATGCCAAGTAGAATCCTTACCATTAATTACATCATAATATCCCGACTTAACCAAACCAAAAATACTTCCTCCTACAGCAGGTGAATCACCAAAATTATCTACTACCTCTAATACATCTCGAGTAGATATTGTACCTGCAGCCTGATTACAAGTGATACGAATCGCTTTATTAGAACCATTCTGTTCGTATGATACTTGGCCACTTCTTGTAGAAGTAGTTTGGTTCTCTTGCATACTAATACTTGTTCCTAGTACAGTTCCAATATGTTCAGTACTTGTTGCATGTATATAACTTACATTTTCTCTAGAACCCTCTACCAAAGAACCATTAATATACTTTTCACGATAACTAGTAATAGTAATAGACTTAGCAGTACCCAAAGCATCAAAGCTTAAAGTAGTTGGAGAAGCAGTAAATGTGTACTGCCATTCTACTAAGTATGCACTTTGAGTTACCGTAACTTCTTTATAGACGGTATCCATAGTTGCCCTTACTACTACACTTCTTTGATTTGCAGTTGTGTTTTCTGCAACGGTCAAAGTAGTACCAGATAAACTAAATCCTGTACTAGCCGTAGGTATACTTAACGTTGGAGTACCTGTAGCATCCGATGCTGCATTAGTTGCACCTGAAGACCAATGGTTAGTTCTACTTGCCCTTGCACTTGCAGAGATTTGTGATGTACCACCTTGCTCAGTAAAAGTACTTGGGTTTGCAGAAATGGAAACTACCCATGTACCTTGACTTGTATTGGTAATCTTATTCTCTGCCTGATATATATCGATTGAGGCACTACCAGATTTACCATTAAGAGTAACGGTTAATGTACGGCTTCCCAACTTAGTTCTTGCCTTTGCAGTTGTACCAAGATTAGAACCTGAGATATTTTCGGACCATACTACTGAAGCTCCAGAACTTATAGTACCACCATCATTGGTTTTACCATTCCATCCCCAAAGTTGAGAATAAGTATAAGTAGGTGTAACTGCAGTCCCTCCTGATGCAGGGATATCTGCAATGCTTCCTAAATATACAGTAGGTGTACCATAAGTTTTTACACCTGCTAATTGAGCAAATGTTACTGTAACTTTTTTACCAGATTCATTTTGAGTACTAGTAAATACTTGAGAACGGGAGTTTTCTGATTTATTCTCTAAAGCAGTATAGTGATTCTCGTCATCCATAAATATCCAAGAGGGTAAGTCAGGAGATGAAAAACCTACATCTACACTAGTACCCACAGGTTTACCATTTATATACCTTTGCTTAAATGAATTATACCCTGCTATTGCGGGAGTTGCAGAACCTCCTAAAGCTGTATAATTTAGATTTGGATTCTGAACTGAAAAGGTATACTCCCAAGTTTCAACTCCTGCATCCTGAGTAAATTGAACTGTTATCTGTTTACCTGACTCATTCTGAGTAAAGGTTAAACTTGCAGAACGTTGATTTAGAGTTGTATTTTCTGAAGCTTTATAACCTTCATCATAAACAATCCAGTCCGGATAAGCAGATTGGGTATAACCCACAGAAATAGTATCTCCGATAGCTACTCCATCTATCTGTTTTTGTTTAGTAGTACCTAAACCAAACCCCCGAGGAGTAGGATACCCTCCCAAAGCTGGGAAGTTTAAAACTGTGTCTACTACAGTAAAAGCATATCTATAGGTTACCTTATGAATATCAGAAAGTTGTACGGTTTCATTGTTTCCATAGGAACTGGCATTGGATATTTCCAAGCCAACGTAATTTTCTCCCGTTCCTGTAGGAGAGAGTGCCAACAATTCAGCCTTGGTAGGGCATTCGTTTGAATCCTTACCAAGGCCTACTTTAGTTTTGACAGCACTCCATGTTGCTATCTCACCCATATTAATCTAAGTTTGTGAACAAAAGTTTTTCTCTTAATTCATCAATCTCGGCTTTCAGAAGTTTAATACCTTCGATTGCCAATACTGACATCTTAGAATAATCTACCTCTTTAACCAGGATATAGGTTTCTCCATCCTTTTCTACCTTTTCGAAGGCTTCTGGATTAGGAACTGTTTCAGGTTTAACCGTATTCTCAGAAACTAATTCTGGGAAATATTTTTCGATTGTCTGAGCAATTGTACCTATATCGTGATTACCACGAATCATAAATGAATCCGTAGGTATAGAGCAGATTTCATCGAGAGTATGTTCCAATGGTTTAATGAAAGTCTTAAGTCTTTCGTCAGATTCTTTCCATAAACCAGAAGGAGCAGATACCTTCTTAAAGATAATCTCAGCAGTAGTACCCAATCCCAACTGGTCTCTTGTTACTCCATGAGGATTACTCATGTTCTGCATGTGAGTAGTAAGATTGGTTTGAGCATTGGTACCTGCAGCCTTGGCATCTGCAATAGCCGTAGCTTGAGCAGTAGATACTGGTTTATCTGCATCTGATGTATTGTTAACATTACCCAATCCCACTTGAGCTTTAGTTACTCCATGAGGATTAGATTTATTACCAATATGGGAATCTACTTTGGCATTCACAGTAGTATCTGCTTGAGCTCTTGTTGCAGCTTCATCTGAAATTAACTTCTCTACTCTTGTAATCTCACCTTTTCTGTCATTGACTTCTTTAGTGATATTATTCTGGAGAGTAGTATCTGCACCTCTTAATTCTTCAGCAACTAATTCAACTGCAGCTTCAAGGTCGGTTCTTACCTGAGTATCTGCAGCTTTTCTATCTGATACCTCTTTATTGATAACAGTAGTAAGTTCCGTTTTAGCAGCAGCTATTGCAGAATTTCTATCTACTACCTCTTGAGCAATATCATCAGCCAATTCTCCTTGCAAAGCATTAATAGCAGCTTCCCTTGCAGCCGTTTCTGCAGCAATTTGATTAGGCAGAGTAGTATCAAGCTTAACCTTATCAGCTGCAGTCATAACACCAGCTTTAGTGGATGAAGCAGCAGGGATATCTAGGCCTTTAACACCAGTACCGTTTGCAGGTTCATAATTTAAGGTACTTTTAGAAGCATCAGTATTAATACTGATTAATCGTACAGGATTAAAATCCTTAAGAGCTTGTAGTTCATCTGAGGTAGTTTTACCTTTAGCTCCATCATAAGCAGTACCAGATATCTCACCAATGATTAAACCTCCAGAAGTGATAGGTACCCAAGTAGTACCTGACCAACGGAATTGATATCCTGGGTTTCCTTCGGTTATGTCATTATAAGATTTACCAGCTTCTCCAATTACTGGGTTAGCATGAGCAGCATCAGAATACAACTTGATATTGGATATCTGATTAGTAGGCGATACATCATAAGTTGCATATACATCAATTACATCATCTACATAAGAGGGTAATTGAGCTGCAGGTACCTTACCATCTGAACCCAAAGATGCTAATCCATTTGCCTGACCTTTAGTTGCCTTGAAGGTATTAAGGTCATCCTGAACTTCCTGAATATCTCCGGTTAGTTCAGTTTTCAATGCCGTATCAGCTGTGGTTCTGTCTTGGATTTCTTTATCAATCTTTGCACCCAGTGCAGTATCAGCTGAACCTCTATCGGTTATTTCTTTATCTACTTTTGAGCTCAAGGTGTCCAGCTGAGTTTTCAGAGAATTATTGCCCTCAATTTTTTCTTTATTAATTTCAGATTGATACTTCCCAAGCTCTTTATCCCAAGCTTGGTCAGTATTTACAATCTTAGGGTCTGTGGTAGCATTTACCAAAGTCCCATATATAGGAATTTCTGCCATAGTTATAAGTTTTTATCCGATTACAAAATTGAAATTACCAGCTTTTAAAGCTCCCTCAGTACGGTAGCATTTGTATGAACCTTTGCCTTCTACAGTAACTGTAACTGCAGCAGCCATAGGAACTCCAAATCCAGAAGAAGTTACCTTAGTTATACTGAAGTTAGAAGGTACGCATAACCATACATATTCTCCTTCAGCAATTCCCATCATGTTATAAGTTCCGTTAGGAGAACTCTTTATTGCCTGTTTGGTAAGACCCAAAACATCTTCACCGGTTAAGGCTGCCTTAGCAGAATGTCCAAAGTACATAGGGTAATAGGCATTTACGTTAGCAGTTGCTGTTTTAGTTACACCCTTGCTTGTAATACTTAAAGTATAAGTAGTACGGTCATCCTCAGTATTAAGGGTATCCTTAATGTTTAAGCTAGCAATCGGTGTGCTATTTATAACAGTAGTTCCTCTTTTAACCGATAAAGTTTCTGGAACAAGTGGTTTACTATTGAATAAGTTATTGCCACGGATAGTAATATCTGCATCAACTCCTTTCTCAATAATTGTAGGACTTACTGAGAAGCCGGAGATTTGAGTAAACTGGGTATATAATACTTCCCAAACCTCATCATGTCTACCATCAGCAATTTGCTTATCCAATTCTTTCATCCCATCTACAATGTTTGAGGATTCTGAAAGGTAATTAGTATCTTCCAGAGAAGGCAATGCCAAGGCCTCTGTAAGACCCACTGCAGTTTTTACCTTAGTAATCTTATCATCGGCATCTGCCTTATCTACTTCGATACGTTTCTGTACTTTACCGAATGCGGCTGAAGCAGTATCTGTTGCCTTTACATCCAAGTCTGTAGGAGTAGTACCTGCATTCTTTTCATAGCCATCCAACTTAATGTCTGTACCATTCAATACCGGATTTGAATCCAATCTATGAGTGTTGATAGTATGAGCATTGGTAGCATCTATGTTATCCTGCAAAGTCTTATCAGCTGCCTTTCTTTCAGTTTCTTCAGTATCAATATTTTCCTGAAGAGTTGTGTCTGCAGCTTCCCTTGCATCCTCTTCATTATCAATACGAGTACCCAATGCCGTATCTGCATTAACTCGGTCAGTAGTTTCCTTGTCGATACGGGCATTTAGCCTAGAATCTTCTGCCTCTCTTGCCCGAGCTTCTTTGTCGATATTTCCCTGGAGAGTAGTATCAGCTGCCTTTCTTTCTGAAGTTTCCGTATCGATACGAACTCCTAGTGCAGTATCAGCAGCAACTCTTGCAGCTTCTTCGGCATCCAGATTATCCTGGAGTTCTTTATCTGCAGCTTTACGTTCTTCGGTTTCAGTAGTAAGAGCCTGATTAGTTTCTGTAATCAAACCTTCTACTCGAATAATCTCTGCCTTACGTGCAGCAATCTCGGTTTCGAGTAAAGCCTTAACTTCCAAGTAAGAACCTGAAATGTTATTCTGAATACTTTGGATTAATTCCAAGTTTCTCTGGATATTTGCCGAGTTCTGATTGATAAGAGCATCCTGGTTATTTGCTCTTGCCAAGAGTTCAGTACGAGTTTCAGTAACATAAGTTCTTAAATCCTCTACTATCTTGGTAAGATTAGTACTCAGAGTTGTAAGCTTAGTATCCAAAGCTGCATCACCATCAATACGGTTTTGAGTTTCAGTTTCAAGCTTAGTAGTTAACTCAGTAAGTTTCTGAGTCATGGTAGTTGCGAAGTTGGGGTCATCTCCCAAAGCCTTAGCAATTTCCTCTAAGGTATCCAATACGCCTGGAGCAGAGCCAATGATTTTCTGGATTGCAGCTTCTACTTCTTCAGCAGTCTGGAATCCTGAGTCATTCAGTAACTCGGATACCTTGGTAATATAGTTAGCATGTTCTGCTACACCATTCAATTTTACCAAGAGGAGATCTGTAAAGTCATTTGAAGAAAGTACTTTGCCATCTACCTTGTCTACCTTCTTAGATTCAAGACCCTGGATAGCAGTTGTACGGTCTGAGATTTCCTGGGCAATCTTATTATCTAATAAGGTATCTGCATTGGTACGGTCTGTAACTTCTTTATCGATATTTACCTGAAGAGCAGTATCACCTGCTAAACGAACATTAGCTTCATCCGAGATATCCTTAGATAAACCATTTACTTCGTCTTTATGATTTGCTATTGCAGTATCCAAATTGGCCTGTATAGCATTCTCTCTAGCGGTTGCTCGGTCTTTCTCAGTATTGATTGCTACCGTATTAGCCTCTACCTTTGTTTTAAGTTCATCTACCTTTTCATTAGATTCTTTCTTTAGGGAATTAATCTTCTCTTCTAATAAAGTATCAGCACCTCTCCTTTCATCTATCTCTCCATTAATCTTATTAGTAAGGATAGTTAATTGCCCACCAACTTCAACCGTTAAAGTTTGAATCTTGCCGTCTATAGCAGTTTCCAATGCAGCATCTGCCGACTTACGGTCTCCAATTTCCTTATCCAGGTTTACTTGAAGGATTTGGTCTGCTGCCTTACGTTCAGCTGTTTCTGTACCCAAAGCAATGTTGGTAGTATCAATACGAGAACTCAGATTACTGTCGCCATTAGTACGGTCTACAATTTCCTCATTAACCATATCCTTAACTTCTTTGTAGTTATCGGCAATGGTTTTATTCATGGCAGTGATTGCCTCAGAGTTCTTTGTGATATTTGCTTGGTTAGTAGCAATAGCCGTGGTATTAGCATTTACCTGAGCAGTCAATTCGTTCTTAACTGTATTGATAGCATCCTGCATTGATAAAGCCAAATCCGAAACTCTCTGAGTAAGAGCAGCAATGTTATCGGTATGGGTTTTATCTGCTTCCTTTCTATCAACAGTTTCTTTGTCGATATTTGCCTGCAAGATAGCATCAGCATCTTTACGGTCTTGGATTTCTTTTGCCAAGTTATCCTTAACTACCTGAAGAGCAGTATCTCCGGTTGCAGCAGAGTTATCTACATACTCCTTAAGTTCTTCCTTAAGAGCAGCATCAGCTTCCTTACGTTCTACAACTTCTTTATCAATGTTTACCTGCAATGCAGAATCGGCAGCAGTACGGTCTTCAATCTCTTGGTTTACTTTTTCGGTGATTGCTGCCAACTTCTTGGTGATAGTTGAAGCAAAATTAGGGTCATCTCCTAATGCCCTAGCAATCTCTTCCAGAGTATCGAGTACTTCCGGTGCAGAACCAATAATCTTTTCAATTGCTGCCTCTACTTCGGCTTCAGTCTGATAACCAGCATCGTTTGCCAATTGTGATACCAAGGTAATGTAATTAGCATGTTCCTCGATTCCATTCAACTTGGCAAGCAAGAGATCTGTAAAGTCATTCTTGGTTAAAGAATAACCCTCTCTTTTATCTACTTTCTTGGAATTAAGGTCTGCATCTGCAGCAATACGAGCTTCCTTCTCAGCTTCGATAGCAGCAAGTACATCTGACTTATCACCATCAGTCTTTTCACTTAAGGCAGTTATCTTCTGGTCAAGGATTTGGTCCTGAGCAGTACGAGTTGCAGCTTCAGAATTAATATTAGTCTGAAGAACCTGGTCTGCAGATTCCCGAGCTTGAGCCTCTTTATCAATGTTTACCTGGAGGGTATTATCTGCATTGGTACGGTCAGCAACCTCTTTGGTAATTGAATTCTGAAGAGTTTCATCGGCAGCTTTACGATTTACTACCTCATCAGAAAGTTTACTTTCTAAGGCAGCATCACCAGTTTGACGATTAGTGATTTCTTCAGTGAGTTTCAACTGAATGTTTGCATCTGCATTTGCTCTCAATTGGGCTTCTGCAGCAATGTCTTGTTTGAGCTCTGCCTTATCATTGATATGCAATGTATTCAGTTGGTGAATACTTTCTGATAAAGCATCGTCAGCCGTTTTACGAAGCTCAGCTTCTTTATCTACCAAGTCTTTAGCATATGCCTTAGCTTCTGCCAATGAACCAGTAGTTTCATTTCTGAGGTCTGCAATGTCAGCAGTATTCTTATCGACTTTTGCTTCTATCTTATCTATCTTATTGATAAGGTTAGTAACTGCAGTGTCGATTTTATCATTAAGTAAATCCACTGCCTTAATGAAATTAGAGTTAACCTCACTAATTTGGGTACTCAGTTTCCCTTCCTCCTCCTTAGCTCGGTTAACTTCATCTGTCAGTGCATTACGTAAATCCGTTAGTTTGTTGGTAATTGTAGTAGCAAAGTTAGGGTCATTTCCCAATGCTTCTGCCAATTCCTTTAATGTATCAAGTGCATCATCGGCACCATCAATCAAATCACTGATAGCTTGTCTTACCTGTTCTTCAGTTTGGAACTTAGTATCATTCTCCAACTGAGAAAGCTTAGTGATGTAGTTTGCTCTTTCTTCAATGCCTTCCAGTTTCTCTTTGAGTTTATCCGTGAAGTCATTTTTAGATAAGTCGTATCCTTCTCTCTTATCTACCTTATTGGCAATAGAAAGAACGAATGCCCAGAACTCATTAATAGTTCCAGCAAACCCAGCCTTTACGAAGTCATCAAAATAACCTTGTAAAAGTCTTTGGTCAATTTCTTCATTTGTGTAATACTTACTTACGTACATATTGTTATTATTTTAAGGATTGATTACTTGCTTACCACAGAAGAAGTCAGAATTCTTATCTCTGAATGGTTCTCCTTCTTTTCCACAGAAGGCATTCATTGGAATATCTGGATGTTCTGGGTCTGGGTCTCCCCCGTCTTCAATATCACCTCTGATTATTGCATAATCTGGGAGTTGATTGATACGGAATTTTATCACCTGGCCAATACCCGGATGAGGTATTATCTTATCCCAAACTTCTCCAAAGTAATCTTGAAAGCAAGTAACAAACTTACCTCCAGTCATAGACTGGAATGTGGTAACGTCTAAATTACTTTTCTTACTTTCAATATGTACTCCAGATGTACCGTTCAAGACAATCAGGTTACTATCAAACCAAATACCGTTTCCGGTATTAATTGGTTTCCATCGTAACATTAACATCTTTGCCATATACTTTTCAATTTTATTCTACGAATTGTATTTTGGTATCTCGGTCCCTTTTTAGGATAACCATGAAGACTAATGCCTCATCTTTGGCTTGAGCAACCTGTGTATCTCCCGAAGGCTTATAAGTTATACCATTGATTACAAATCTATCTTCTGACCAGTTAAAATCCCAATAGCCTTCTGGAGTTAAATGTCCCAGTTGTTCTATATATGATTTAGTAACCAGTATTGATAAATTCTCATCATCGAGTTCTCCAGTTACTGTTGCCTTATTAATAGGCCAGTTTCTGAAGGCATTGTAATAACATAATGCCTCGATTGGTATATTATAATATTTAGGGATTTCATCTTCTCCATGACTTAGGAGTTGATTTACATTCTTTGCCCAAGTTATAGTTTGCCTACCAGCATCTATATCCAAGAAATCATTTATAATCTTCTTGTATCTATCCCAAGACCGGTTCTTAACCAATCTATGAGGAGTCTTGGTCATCGTTTTCTAATTAAGGTTCTACCATTACGTTTTACTGGAGAGCTGGGGTTTGGCCCATCTATTAATCCAGGTCTTCTTCTGTCTACTACTCTTGGAACTACTACATGACTTGCTTGGTCACAGAATGGTAAGTAGATTTCCAATCGTCCAGCTAACATACAAAGGTTTTTTCTTAACTCGTCTATGATACCACCAGGTTGCATTGCTTGAGAAAATGTTTTCCATAGGGAAGATGTTGCATCGGCAAGTGTATCATAGTACTGTACTTCAGTAGGCCCAGTTGTGATTTGTTTGATTCTATCACCTCGAGCTTGTTCCGGTTTAGAAGAACCATCACCAACTTGTTCTTTGGTTGAAGTAAGTTGACTTAGGTATTCTCCTGTACTTGTTAATAAATTAAGGAGCTTAACATTGAGATAATCCCATGCTGCCAATTCCATAATTAATTGGTTTTCTAGAGCTTCATACATTAACTCATCATTATATTTATCCAGTGGGATAATATGATTTACTAGCGGTTGGATATATAACTGCCATTTAGTTATGTACATTGCTTTCTCTTCTGATGACATACCATCTGAGATTTCTGAAGGAATGTAATAATTGATTAGGTTATATATACTATCAGTTAATGTAGTTTTGGACTCGGTATTTACAATTATGGTTTTAGTTGCATTTAAGTTAAGTCCTTCGGAGTTCGTTATGTTCAACGCTACTGTATAGAATCCGGACTTTTCATAAGTATAAGTAGGTTGTTTAACATCATAAACGGACCCCTTATCATCACCAAAGTCCCAGTCAAAAATGGCCTTGGCTGGGACTTCGGTTAATACTCTAAATGAAACTTCCAGACCATTCGCAATAGCTACAAAGTCTAGATTGTCCATGGTATCTTATTTTTTAGATTCTTCGAACTCTTCCAACAGAACCTGAATCAGAGTTTCAACTGTATCACCTTTGTCGGCAACAATTTCGTGACGAGCAGCGATAAGGGTTGCTTCTTCGAGAGTATAGGCTTTGGCAATCTTTTTGATTTCCATACCTTTTTCGAACTGAGCATTCAGTTTCTTTTCCAACTTATCGATGTCATCATTGGAGTATTTGTCGACAGCTTTCTTATCAAGAACCAAACGCAGGTGACCTGAATTCAAAGCCATCTGAATCTTTTTAGTTCTGTACTGTCGAGCACTCAATTCTTTTTCTTCTCCTCTACAAATTGTAATACCTGTAGATTGGTCATGGAAGCTGTAAGCTTTAGCACCTACAGTTACTTTATATTTATCCATAATTTTACTAAGTTTTTAGATGTTTAAAATTAGGGGTAGGTCCTCGCAAAACCTACCCCATCAAGAAATGGAATTATTTGTAAAATAAACCAGGTGTATTATTACTCAAGGTTAACCAAGAGATACGGGTCAATGTTCATAAATTCGGGGAATCCAAATTCTGAGAACTTCTTCTCTGCAGACAGAATCAATGCAGCATCCTGATACATCTTAGAGAAGCCTGTAGTCAGAGTAGCATAGATTGCCTGAGTCTGATTTGATACGATTCTTTCTGATTCAAGCATCAACTGTTTTGCAGTCAGTTTAATCAAAGCAGCAGTTGTATCAATCAACAGCAAACCTTGGTCAGGTGTTCCCGGGTGAATATAGAAGTTAGCATTCTTAGGTACCGGAGACTTCACGTTCAGTGTAGCTTCAGTTGTACCAGAATGACGTTCTTTGAATTCTGGCAAGTTCAGCATTTCGATTGCCTGGTCTTCACCACCAATCATAGTAGTAAAGTTACGTCCCATACGAGCAGCTCTTACCCAGATATGTAGCAAGTCTTTGTAAGTGATACCATTCGTAGTTTCATATACACCGATAACCGGAGCAGATTCTGAACCATCGGGTTTGTTACCGTTGATAACAACATCCATTGCCAGAGTATCCATTGCATAACCAAGCTGAACACCGAAGTCACGAAGGTAGATTGCCAATACATCCAGAGATACGTAGTTACGAACTTCATCAGTAAGTTTGAATCCCTTACCAATTTTGAAGAGACTTACTGATTTCTGTCCAAAGCTTACATCTCCCAATGGGATAGTTTCTGCTTCGTTAACCTTTGCAGGTGCAGCATCGGACATATTAATCATCGGCATGATTGCGCTAAGACCACTGATTGACTGGTCAGATGCAATAATCTCCGGATAGAACGGAGCTTGACGCATACCAAGAGTGATAGCAGAACGAATGATTTCCGGAACAATCCAACGAACATCTTGCTGAGGCATCGTGAAGATGTTTTCCATTGTGTCGATTTTCGGATTGATATCCAACTTCTCGAACAATTCATCTTGGGTAATACCCCATTTACCAGTGGTAAGTTCACCTAATGTGATGTCCACAGGTTTTTTGTTCTGTGAACCTTGACGGTAAGCATCCAACTGCTGTACCATTTGAGGAAGTTCTTTTGCGAAGTCTTCTCTCTTCAATTTTGAAATATCAACTTTTTCCATGTTTCTTCTTCTCTTATTTAATAAGTACTTGAATTACCTCGTTTGCCTCATCTGCAGGTGTGATGGCAATGAAAGGTGTAGCATCTGTTGACTGGTTTGCTTTTACAAATCGGCCGTTCAGTAAGTCACCAGAGGGAACTACATATCCTGCTTTTAAGTCAGCAGCATTAGATACCCAGTTACAAATCATGTAACCTTCCACAGCAACAGTTACCTCTACTGGGAATTTGTTCTGTGCCTGGTAAGCAGGATTTACATTGTCGGTTACTGCCACTCCGATATATACCTGAGTAGATTCAGTGTAAGGTTCAATTAAACCGTCTTCTCCAAGAGCTACCGGCATACCTTGCAAAATTGTTTCACCATCTTTTACACAGAAAGCTTGGTGCAATTTGTGTGATTCACTTTTGTAAATCACCGCTCTTGGGGTCTTTTCCCCAAACAGCGTCATTGGCTGGTCTTTATTTACGATTTTAGTCATAACAGTGATATTTATCGATTTATTACTTGAATTTCTTCTTATACAAGTCTTCGAGGGTTTCCGAAGTAGACTTGGCTTCTGCATTCGAAGTAGTTGCAGGTTTCTGAGTTCCAGTCTTTTCATCAGTCTCTGCAACAGAAGAAGCACGGCTTACATCATGAGAACCACAGCTTGCACATACCATTGGGAATTTTTCTTCCAGACGACTCTGATAATCCTTAGTTAAGGAGATGAGAGTAACGATGCCAGTAGTTTCGGCATTCAACATTGTAACAATAGTTTCATCGGCTTTATCACCCATCAACTTCTTGTAAGTAGTAACAGCATTTTCACGGAGAGAAGCAATGTGATTCTTTCCTACAGTTGCCATTTCCTTCAAGTTTGCAACTTCTGCATTCAGGTTGGTAATCTGTTCTGTAAGAGAAGATTTCTCTGTAGTAAGATTATCTACCGTTGTCTGAAGACTGTTTTTGGATGATACCAAGCTTTGAATACAAGAAATAACTTCTTCCTGAGTCATTTCTTTGCCCTCTGCCAGAGATAACATATTATCTCCGAAAAGCTTTTCTAAAAATTCTTGCAATTCTTTGTTCATATTTTCTTTATTAGGATTATGATTTTCTTGGGTACCATTATCATTAAAAGAATCTGGAGTATTGTCCTTTTCTTGGAATGAGTTGAAGTCCGTTTTGTAGTCAGTAAAGAAGTACTGTTTGGACTTGTCATCCCGATATTCCTCATAAGAAGACCAGGTTCTTTTTGCAAAGGTTGGATTAATGATTTTACCATCTTCACCAATCTTTTGAGCAAATGAATCAGCTCCATGAGATACCAGGGATGTTTCCATATATCGAACTACCTCAGTAACTATTCTACGAACCATTTCACCCTTAGAGTCATAAGTACCAAGCTTTTGGTAGAATTCACCATCTTCCATTCCTGGATGTGATTTATCCCACTTAAACTGTACTGTTACTGAGTTACTGTGAATTGAAGGAGGTTCCATAAGAATACCTCTAGCAATTCTTGGGTTAGCTTTACCATCAATCTTCAGAATACCATTGATACCTGCAGGTATAGTAAAACTTCCATCCTTATAAGACTCCTGCCACATTACTTGAGATACAGCTCCAATGGCATTACCAATATTGGTTTCATGGTCGCAATTTACTGTTTGTCCAAGTAACATTCTCATAGAAGCCTTAAGTACTCCATTCTGACCAAAGTCAGTAGGATTCCAGTTCTTAGATACAATCGTTTCAGAAAGTAATCTGAACATAGGTTCAATGAACTCTTCATCCTTTGGAGTAAGTTCTGATTTATCAAGGTTTGGATAATAGGTATTATAATCTATATCACCTCCCCAAAATCCAAATTGAGCAATTGTGTCAGGTGTTGGAGTCTTCCATTTATAATAATTCTCGGAGAAGGCTTGGGCTCCTACTGATTCTGGGATATACCCAGCCATTATAGTATGACCTTGCCCAATCACCATAGAATCAAGATGCTCTTTGTTTTTCGTTGTAAATTTACTCATCTTGCTTTAGTATTTTGGTCTCCTCGAGAAGGAGCCGGGTTAATTTTATCTCTTGACCTACGAGCAGATTGATTCTTATCGTTCTGCCTTTGTTTCTTCTTAGTACCCTCTTGAGGGTCTGAATTACCACCTTTAGCAAACTGGTCTTCAAGTGAAACTCTTGGTTCATCCTCATCAGGAGAATCATACCCCATTGCCCAAGCATATTGGTCTTGGCTAATGATACCAGCTTTGTACAACAAATCCAAATTCTGTATCTTGTATTGAAGACCTTGTTGAACTTTAACTTCATCCGAGATAGTTGAAGTCCCCCATTGAATCTTTATTCCCTTGTTATTAAATCCTGCCAGACGCAGTTCTAGAGAATAAAGAAAATCTAATACATAAGTTACAAGCATTTGTAGATTCTTTAACTGGCTGATTAATTTAGAGAGCATTATTCCCGTTGCTCCCTCACCAGTTGTTGAACTAACTCCGATAAGATTACCATTAACTCCCAAACCATTGGCAACTGATTGCTGATTCATGTTCCAGGGTTCCTTGATGTTACCTAATTCCTTAGTGGTAGAGTTAAGCTTAAACTCATGGTCATCAATGTAACCCGTTACAATTCCATCTTTCATACCATCCCTAAGATTTCTTTTTAGGTCTCTTAGGTTTCTTTCTAGTCTAGCTTCATATTGCCTTACACTTTCATTACCAGATTGGTCAGGTTTAGCCATCTTAGCTTCCAAGAATCCTACCATACCGCAGACTTCCATGATATGTTTAAAGTTTACCCTCATATCATGTTGTCCTTTCAATGAATCCAATGCTGCCATGAACGGTGGTATTCCGTATGGTTCATCGGTATCATTATACATTGCAGCATATACATAAGTCTCTGGGTTAAGCTTAATGTAATCCTGGTGCTTTATGAAGTAATTCTTATTCCTTTGATAAGGAGAATATACTCCATTGTTTTCCCTTTTGAATACAATGTTCTCGGGTCTAAGGAATAGGATAGTATCCAAACCTTCCAGCTTTTCATCGGGAACTCCCTCAACAGAAATAGCTCCGCCAACAAGACATTGTACAATCATCTTGTTAACCAAGCCATCTATTCCAGCAGTATACCTTGACCATTTCTTGGTTTTCTCAGCCAGATGTTTCCTCATCTTATCTGCTTCATCATCCGTATTGTTAGGGAATGTTACAGTATGACCAGTATTGGTTAACTTAAACATATCCTGCAAAGCAATTCCCATATCCGGATTTACTTTATATAAATCTCGAATTAGAGGTATTACTTCAACACGAAAAGAAGGGTCTACCATTGCAGTAATACCCTTTAATGAGCTGATAAGAGATTCATCTTCATCGACTGAAACTCTACCAGGAGAGATAGTAGAAGGTTTTGATTTCTTCTCCTCTTTGTAGGGTTCTGGAGGTGGGTCCTTCTTTCTCCCCCAACTCCAATTAAAGTTGAACTTCTTTTTCATTTTGGTTGTACAATTACGTTAGTTTTTCCTTTCCTTATGTGATTACATATAGCTTTACCAAATATGGAGTCATCAGAATAGACATCACCTTCAAGGTCTACATCTACTGCTGAATTGTTAGCTCTATGTTTACCCATTGCAACTGGCCTACCCAAACCATCATATATGAAGGTATATGCTTCTTGAACAAAGAATGGGTCTTTACAAGTGATATTATCTTCTCGTATATCTTGTTCTAAGCCTTCAACGATTACTGAACGATTCTTTTGAGTAGTTAACCATCCAGGAGATTTATCCATCTCGGGTCTAGATTTACCTTTCTTCTTAAGCATCTTTTGGTAGTAATACAGTTTAGGATAACCTTCATCTTGAAGTTTAGAGGTTACTGCCAATCCAACATCATTTGATTCCGGAGCAAGAGTTGCAAAGTTAAATAATTGACCGGTATCTCCAAGTAGTCTGGCATACTTATCTACTGATAGCCTGCCTTTGAATACTGCTTGTTCTTCTCCAGCTTTATCCATGCAAGTAAAAGCAGAGTAGTCAGTTGCTCTACCAGTAGAAACGTCGGCACCAATAAAGTATTCCTTGTTATCTTCGGGTTCGCAGAATTGTCTGTACTGACCATTAAACCTTTTCTTAATAACCGGATAATCACTAAGACAGTCTTCGATAGCTTTTATATCAGACAGGTCGAAAACTGTATTTCCAGATGACAAGAAGTCACCATCAATTTCTTGTGCAGTTCTTTTGGTTCCCAAAGCAGAAGACATTTCATTGTACCAATTAATGTCTCGTTCTGGGTGCATTTGCCAATACAATCGAAGTGGATTAAATGGATTTCCTCCGGCAATAGCATCTACCCAAGTAGAGTGGTAGAAATTACCAACTCCATAAGGAGTAGAATTGATGATAGCAGCCCCACCTGTTGATAAGGTAGGGAAAGCGGCTGCCCAAATCTGAGCTGCCCATCTTACTACTGCTGCTTCATCAATAACCAATAGGGAAAGAGATTCTGAACGACCGGCTTCCGAAGATGTAGGGATAGATTCTATGAAAGAACCATTGTCAAATTCTATCATAGATGCAGAACCATATTCTCCAGCTCTACCATTAATAATCGGTGTTTGTAAATACCATGGCAGGTTCTTGTACATGAACTTAATCTTCTTAAGTACTTTCTTAGCAGTTGTGTCTTTGATTGAGATAATGTTAATCTTCTTGTTAGGATGATACATTGCTAACCAAAGGCAGTACATAGAAATAAGCTCTGTAATACCAGCCTGTCGGAACTTAAGCAGGATATTGAAACGTTCTTTAACGAAATTATACAGTACCGATTTTTGGTATGGATAAAGTTCGAATCTAACTTTTCCCCTCATTGGGTGTATCACATAGGTGAAAAGACTGAAATAGAAAACATCATTAGAAACCTTTGCAAGGGTTGATAATTCCTCCCGGTTAAGGGAAGTGTGATTTTCTGTGATTATCTTTTTCGCCATATCAAAAGTTATATTGAATTGAAAACTCTAAGTCAGCTTTTATACCTGAAAAGTATTTCGGATAACAGAAAGCATTAACTCCGAGTTTGTAATTAAAATTCGTAGTCTTGATTGTAAGGCCAGTTCCAATATCGAACAGTTGATTAAAGGGTCTGTATTTACCGTAGACATAAGGACTAAGACTAAGTCTCCGAATTTTCTTTTGAGTTAATTGTCCCTCATACCAGTTATATTTGTAATTCCCTAAGTCTAGATTGAACATTCTAGTTGAATAAGAATCTGTCTCCTTATTGAACAGACTGATATTTAACTTGTTATTGTCTAGAGTAAACTGAACCAGAGAATCCTTCTTGCTGACTTTTACCGAATTGTCAGAATCAACCGCCGTTGAATCGGAACTTGGGGATTTAGTCATTCTATTGCTGTTTCTATAAAAGTCGTAGAGAAGGATTCTACTTGGTTCAATTAACTGGGAAAAAGGTTTTTGGGGCTTAAACTCTTCTTTCAGTTTGATTGTATCAGGAATGCCAATGACCGATGAATCAGGAAGTTGACTGATATACGAATTCAATTTGTAATTCCTGAAGCAAAGGTAAATAGTAAATCCTAGTAGCAAAAGGAACACAAAGTTCTTCCACTTGTTTTTATCTGTTTTCATCATCGCGAAAAATTAAATTATTACTAACTATTGGTAATCGCTTTGCGATTACCTTTTATCGAACGTAGTGAGATAAATTTCTATATCCTAAAACATATATCCAATATCTACTACAAACAATAGCTATATACGCATATAAAAATATAGATATATATACGTAGTATATTATATATCTATATTTTTCAAAAGGCGGTTTGGACTAATATATACTTTAGTATATATTAACATGAAAGTGTACCTAGACATTTTTGATACATTTCCTAAACCAAATCCCAACTTCATATACAGAACCTTTGGCAATTGTATACCTTGCCTTGTTTAACCAGTAAAGGTAATTCTCTTGGTCAATGTAAATCTTAAACTGTTTGGGAAATCCCATGATTGCCTTGAAATCATTAATCCCAAGAGGATATCCATCTGGTCTAAATTGCCTATCTGCAGGTCTTAAAGTTAGAGGTGGTTTATCTAACTCCAATCGATATACTCCTGGGAGAGTACTCATCTTAGCAGTCTTAATGGGCCATTTCTTCTCTTGCTTGAAAGCACTATTCCATAATACTTGAATCTTCTCAACAGTCAGATTCTTCTTTTCCGGAAGCTTTCGATAGTCATACATTGCAAGGGTCTTTTCTATCGGGATGTTATAATTACTCCCGTAAGGAGATACAGAGAGCAAATCTCTAGTAAGTTTTGGAGTTTTTACTTGGAATACTTCATTAAAAGCATTCAAGTATTTCTTACCGGTTTTCTTATGCACTCCAATAACGATTAAACGTTTCCTTGATACTTGAGAGTTCCCATAGTCAGAAACTGACCTTTCATGAAAAACTAATTTATAGTCCTTAAAGGTTTCCTCAAAGAAATCCTTGGGAAGCAGAGATAGCAAACGAGGAAGATTTTCAATAAGAAATATCTTAGGCTTATACTCTAATATTGCAGCAGTTACTAGATTTAAACTCCGGTTATCCTTGGGATTACCCAATTCCTTTACTTTAGATAACCTCATTACTGAAGATGCTCCGCAATCCGGGCTTGATATAATGATATCCACTTTCTCATCAAATTCTTGTAAACAGAACCCTTTATAGAAAGGTATATTACCAAAATTAGCTTTCCATTGCTCTTCACCTGGAGTATGGAATACTCCTCTTACTTCTATATTCCCAATCAGATGTTTCCTGAAAGGGAATAGCAGGGCACCTTGCCCTGCACATACTCCCAATACATTCATTTCTTGTAGCTTCTAAGTTTTACATACTTAACCCAGGAATAATGTTTACGTTTCCTGATATATTCCAGGTCGTGGTCATTGTTATGGGCTTCTTCCTCAAAGCTTACATCATGATATCTTTCGCTTTGTTTGTTCCACTTAGCAAAGAACCAGATGATTAAGTACTCGATTGCATACCATAAGTAGTAGAATATCCACAACATCTCTTGCATTTGTTTGAGATGAATATGCTCATGGTTGTAATCATATGTGTCAAACTTAGCACCCTTTCTTACAAAGACAATTCCGAATAGGTTCATTGCCTTGTATCCCTTGAAAGGTATGAATTTGTTGTAGATTACCTTCATTATATCTTGTTTTTAAAGTTTTCGTAAGCGTTCTTTAACTTCTGGTCATAGGCATTTTCAGCATAACCAGGACCATTATACTTCCGAGCAAAGCCTGCCCAGTCATGTTCTTTCAGATTTTTCAAGCAACTGGTATTATTCATGTAGTAATACATGAGTTTTAACTGACTTTCATGAGATTCCTGCATCTTTTTCACGAATTCGAAGACGTCTTTACAGCCACAATAGAGGTGATTGAAGCCCATAATCTGAAACATTCCCCAAGAAGCTGACTTCAAAGCACATTCTTCGTCGATTTTCTTGGCAATTTCGAGTCTTTTGTACTCACTTGCTCCTCCAAGATACTTAGATTTATCCCATTTCGGGAAACAAATGGTAGGATAACTTTTTTGAGCAGCAACTGCCTTGTCCAAACCGAATTTGTTTTTGATTTCCTTGTACATGATGTGACCTTCAAACAGAATTTGAGGTCTACCATCTACTAAAAATCCATCTCTGCCTGCAGCTTCTACCAGTTGTACTGCTTTAAGCAAGGCTGGCTCTAATCCCAAATCATTGGCTAGAGCCACAATCATTTCATTAGTTAATTTATCCATAAGGTTATATTTTAAAGTTCATTAAAGATTGGAAAGTATTGCTGAATACCCTACTTGGGAGGGTTCCTTGGGTTCTATTATCCTATATAATTTAATAATGTAGAAATATGAAAACAGAAAAATGTCACCTATGCAATGAACCTATCAACTTACACCAGTACGAATTATATAGGGCAATCCCTAAAATAATGGAAGCCAAACAACTTTGCTTTCATTGTGCTTTCTGGCAAAGCATAAAGGAAGAAGATGATAAGGTAAGAAAAGATCCTTCGATGGAAATTATCTCATTAATCACTCCAAATTATTGTCATTACACTATCCATCTTAATTCCCTATGGATAGAAACTGGTACTTTCAGAAGAGAACGTATTAAAACTTCAGAAAACTATATTGCCATGCTCACCGGAGATAATTCCATGGTTATTAACTCGTATAATAATTGGGGATTCCAAGGCATAATTCCAGAACACTCTAGAGGACTTTTTACTCCAAATGGAATAATACTTACTCCCGTAGAACTTATGGAACTCTTAAGTCGCAAATCCTTTACCTCAGAGGATTTAAAATTTATGATTCAAAATTATACAGATAATAAATAAATTCGTATATTTGCATAAACTAATTATAATAAAGATATGAAAAAGAACAAAGAAACCAAAAAGCTAAGGGAGGGTGAAGAAGTAATTTTCTCTGATGGCAAAACCTTAATGGAGAAAGTAAAGGTAGAATCTATCGACAAGAAAGGTGGGTTTGCAATCCTGAGTAACAAAGTAAAGGTATCAAGAACACTTGGACCAGATGGATATTATGCCCGATTGGATGGTAAGCAAAGTCTTATCCTACCTCTATCGGATAAATCAGAATTGGATTACCAGGCCTTCAAATCTTACTTCTCAATAAAGAGAAACCTGGACTTAATAGAATCCAAGATTAAAGATATGAAGGACAAAGACTTCAGTGAACTAATCGTAGAGTTAGATAAGAAGATATCCAAAATCGTAAATAAATATTTCGAACAATGATGTGGATTATCCTGGGTATAATATATGCTATCTGTATTATACCCGCCTGGTTTATGACCAAGGTAATATACTCAATGCACCGATTAACTAGACCGGGATTCCTATTCCTAACTATCTGGTTAATCATGCCACTATTCCCAATCTATTTTATAATAACCTATTTAGAGAAGAAACATGAACAGAGAGATTAAGACTAAGAAGGTTGGTAGGCAAAAGAAGCTTACCAATCCTTGCCCAGTAATCAAGGGAGAGACAGAGGTAATGGTAGGAAGCCCAAGATGTATTACCTGCCAATGGTTTGAAAGAAAATTAGAGAAGAATGGAAAATTCTACGTACACTGCAATCGATTATAATTCCTATGAGAACAGGGTAATTGAGAATAGGATAAGGGAGTATTATCCCCGGGTAAAGGCTTTAATCGAAATAGTAATCACTAAAAGGTTAAGGAATCCAAATATACCTCATGGATTATGTAATGACTTTATAGAAGAGAATAAGAAACTTTGGCAAGAAGTAATTAAACCATGGTTTACTCCACAAAGGTTTAACCTTACCTATGTATACTTCGGATATTCTACTCCTTTAATCCAACATCTGAAGGAAGAAGTCCTAGATATAAATGGGAGGGTATGGTTCAAGGTATCCTTAGAAAAGCTTAAGGACCACGAATACCTTCTAGGAACAGCATTCTGGTTCCCTGTATCTAAAGAATATAATGCTGAACGTATTAAAATACTAGAGTGTGCCCTTGAGGACTTAGAGAGAATTAAAAGGGAGGGAGAACTATTTGAATTTGATAAACCTATAATTGGTTGAGATATGGAATATAAGGATATGGTAAAGGTAACAGTGATAAGGGATGATGACCATAAGAGAATCCTAAGATGTTCTGAAGGTAATAGGGTTTGGTATCGGTTATGGATTAATTCTGAGGATATGATGAGAATAGAACCATTATTGGAGGGAGGAGATAGGATTTGGATGGAAGAACTTGAGATGTATTATACTTTCTTCTATGAGATAAGGAATGGTAGGAGGGTCTTAGGGAAGGATAGGATTAAAGAGATATTGGATACCCTTTTATAGGATGAATGCCAGGGATGTTAGGTCTCTGGCTTCTTTGTGTGTTGTGGGGTTTGTGGGATAATCGGGGTATCTCTTTAAGCGAGGAGCGATTTTGGTGTGGTACTAAAAACGGGGTACCCTTAAGACGAGGTGTTAAAAAGTTGAGGTACTAAATGGGGCTAACGGTTACGTTAAAATTAACATTCAAAAATAAAAAGTAAGGGACAAACATTTTTATTTGCTTTCCCTTACTTTTTATTTAGTTTATAAGTTCTTTAAAAAATCTTTTGTATCTTTGATAATCTGAATTAATACCCAAATTACACCAACAAATAAAAATACATTTAATAGCATATCATTTAATTACTTGAAATTTTTGACTATTTGTAAACCTTTTGTTAGAACTTCTTTTTTTGTGTCCTTTGTATTTTCGCTTGCAATACTTGCAAATGAAAAATCATTCACTTTGTAGACTTGCTTATAAAATTCTGTAAATGCAGAAACAAGTGTTTTTAGTTCATTTTGTTTCTTTTCTTCTTTCGCTTTGCAAATCGAATCAAGCAAAGAAAAAGTAGTGTTTCTTAATTTCTTTCGATACGCTTTCTTTTGCTTTTCGTTCAACTCTGCAAAAAGACTTTCAATATAAATTTCGGTCTTTTTCCCTAAAGAAGTTTTTAAAAGTCCGTTAGTTTTTTCATTTAGACTTTTAAAAATACTATCAACTGATAATTTAATAGTGCTATTTGCTTTTGCTTGCGCTTTTGCTTTATTTGCACTAACTTTGTTTACTTTGTTGTTAGCAACTTCTTTTTCTACTACTACATTTTTTAATTCTTCCATAATAAAATACTTTTAGTTTTTATGTTTATTTTATTATATCCTTTTCTCTATAAAACTAAAAGATTTATAAGAAAAAGAGAAAAGGAATAAATTAATTTTATATTGTTTCAATATGTCAAGTATTGCTTTTTTGATTACATTACAAAGATACGATTTATATTTTAATTAGCAAAATTTTCAGAGAATTTTTTCTATAAAAATTGTTAATCAAAATTTTAAATATCTCTTTGCTTTTT